GTAGGAGTGAAACCGAAAGCCCTGGGCGAGGGAGTGATACCAGTAGTCCACACTATGGACTACACAAGAGCGTGGCTGTGGTGGGACCAACACCCCGGACACAACTACGGTATATTTCAGTGGTCACAAGGCGCTCTCAAGTGGATAGGGCGTAGAGTGGTGGACAAGAAGGGCCGTGCCCATTGGGTGCCCATCCCACCATGGAACATTGAATTACCAGCTTAGGAGCAGGCCATCTTTTAGATGCCTAAGCTGTGCACCGTTGTCTGCCCAATCCAGGGGTTGAGCTTCACTCCCTCCCCCTGGTCTGGCATGGAGTGAACAATTATATGTGGACTTCGGGCTGACACCCGAAGACGTAGGGGCATATAAGCCTATTGGCATGTCAGTGCTAGGGCTTCCCTATAAGAATCTTGTGGGCGCGGAACACTGAGATTTCAAACATGGTGTGGTGCCGCTCTTGTCCCTGGTGGGGTTGCCCCGCCAGGGGCAAGGTACTCCAACTCAAAGATAAGATACTGTGATACCAACTCAAATGCTCATGGCACTAGGATACAAGGGTGCCTGTATTGTCTTATCCGAAGACTACCGCCATAATCGGCACATCTTGAAGCGCAATGACTATACGTTGTGTGGTAAGAAAACCATTACGCAGAAGATGATTATGGTGAATGGCAGATTCAAGGGCTACGAGCTAGGGTCTGCTACAGACGTGTCGGGTTTCTATGGAACTGGCCGCTGCAAAGAGTGCTTGAAAGCATGGTTACGGCACAGGCTCAGTCCTCAAGGTAAGAAACAGCTACGGCTGTACACTGCCAGACTCGCTCTAGGATTGCCTACCCGATAATCTAGCCCCTATACTGTGGGCAGCGGTGCCTTAGGTACCGCCATATGAAAGAGAGGGCTAATGATTGTTGTACTAGTGTACCGACCAGAGGCTACATCTGGTGCTGGCCTGAACGAACTGCCGCATAGTCAGGTGCCACTTGAGGGCGTCGAAGTCTACGGCATGTACTACGAGGCAGAGAGCAAGTTTGTGGACGAGATGATTGAGGGTTTGGCGAAAGAGCACCCCGCGTGGCACTTTCACATCGAACCCCACGTGAAGAGTTATGTTGGGTTCCACACCGACAGACTCAAGGTACCGAAACAGGCAGGATACAGGGAGTGAAAACATTGAAAGACCAGACGCTTATCAACTTGCTAGCGGCGCGTAGGCTGGCAGAACGACAGGCCGAGCCATACCAGACCGATACCAGCAAGAAACTGGTGTCTATCCCAACCCAAACTTGGGAGAAACTGCTGGAGGCGACCAAAGCCGTACTGCTGGAGGAACTCGACGACTGAGGTGACAAAGAAACGTAGGGTAGACGCTGACCAGGCACGCATGCTAGCCATAGGCTTCATGCGTGACGTGGTTGCAGCAGAGTTGGCGACAGGTCCCGGTACCGTAGATAGCTCGCGTGATATGGGGATAGCCTACTTCAAGGCTTATCTGCCAGAGAAATGGTTTGACGAACAAACCAGCCAGCAAAGCTGGGACCAAGTCTGGGAAGAGATGAACATCCAGCTTGAGATTATCTTTGATGCTTTGAACGGCGAGGCCATGCGCATCGCCAGAGACAACACAGGCTTCAGATACCTTGTTGTCAAAGGTACCCGTCTGGCGGCATTGCACAAAAGATAGTCTGTGCCGCATACTGTGGCTAGCCCAACCAGGGCTACGCTATAGAAAGCACAGGGGTGAACGTGGCACTAACACTTAGTCCGCAGCAAGCACAGATTATGAAGGTGTGCAAGGAAGAGAACTGCCACCTGATTATCGAAGCGCTTGCTGGTACGGGCAAGACCACTACCATCTTGGAAGCACTGAAGGTGCTACCACGTGGCAAGAAAGTGGCCTTCGTCTGTTTCAACCGGACCATTGCAATGGAGTTGCAGAACAGGGTGCCAAGGGGCGTCAAGGCTGCGACGTTGCATAGTCTCGGTGGCAAGGCTGTCTCGGACCACGCAAAGAAACCATTGCGTGACATGTTGGACCGAGACAAGGTTGCCAAAATGATACCGCCGCTGGCTTCTCCGCATGTGAGAAGTGCAACGCTCAGGTTGGTGTCGTTGTGCAAGAACACGCTGACGGAACCAACTACTGAGAATCTGGTTGGGCTGGCTGCCGAGTACGGCATAGAACTGGAAGACAGCACCAAGGTAATCTGCGGTCTAACGCGGGGCTGCCTTGAGAAAAGCAAGAAAGACCTGACCACCATCGACTTCGACGACATGCTGTACCTGCCCGTAGTCCTGGGGCTGGCAGTTGAGAAGTTCGATGTGCTGTTTGTGGATGAGAGCCAGGACTTGAACCGTGTGCAGCAAGAGCTGGTTATGATGTCTGGCTCTCGTATTGTCCTGGTAGGCGACAAGCGCCAGGCTATCTACAGGTTCAGGGGTGCCGATGCGCATAGCATGGACAACATGCGCATCATGCTGGAAGGTACTGACAGAGAGGTAAAGGTACTGCCTCTAACAGTGACGCGCAGATGCCCACCATCTGTGGTGGAACTAGCACAAGAGATTGTGCCTACGTTCGAGTGCGTGCCGGAACTATGGGAACCATACTTGGTATGGAAAACCAGTGGCTCCAAGGAAGAACCTCCTATGGAGTACGGCATCGTCAAGCACAACAGCACGCTGGAGTTCCGGCGCAGCCACATGGTGCTGTGTCGCACGAATGCACCGCTGGTCAGTGCAGCCTACGGGCTGATTGCTGGCAATGTGCCAGTCAAAATCCAGGGCAGAGAAGTAGGTGCTGACTTAGCCAAGCTAATCAAGCGTCTTGCCGCGCCGCATGACACGGTGGTCGAACTGACTACCAAGCTGAACGAGTGGCGTGACAAAGAGACACTGCGCCTGGGTGCAGACCCTACAAGGGCTATCAGCAACGAAGCCAAGCTTCAGGTACTGGCAGACAAGTGTGATTGCATCGACGCACTATGCCAGGGAATGGAAACTGTTCAGCAGGTGTTGGACCGTATCCAGCTAATCTTTGCCGATATCGATGGCAGCACGGACAAGACCAAGTTTGTGCTACTGTCTAGCGTGCACCGAGCCAAGGGCCTTGAGAGCCACATCGTGCACATTATCGAGCCTGGACTTATGCCGCATCCAATGGCAACCACGGATGAGGAAATCCAGCAAGAGTACAATCTCAAGTACGTTGCCATTACTCGTGCGATACAGGAGCTACACATCCACTAATGTTGACAAAAGACTTTGTGAAGGCGCTGAGTAAGTTTAGCGCTGAGAAACACGTAGTCCATGTGCAGGCCAGCATGGACCCGTTCTATTATGATTCTGCTTCTACCGAAGAAAACACGGTAGGCATTGTCACCGACGACATGGGTAGCATCTGGGAGATTTGTGAGACAGATGCCGACAACAACATCATCGCGAAGCAGGAGGTGCTAGCATCATAATGCCCCTACCCCAGGATACCAAGTACAAAGTCACAGACGCGCTGGTCGCCATGACAAGGATGTACATGGTTGATTCACTTCAGGGTGTTGGTGTGGATATGGACCGCATGGATATCACACGCATCGACAGGCTCAACTTTACTATCAGGATCAGGTCCACTGACGGCAGTGGTCCAAGGCATATCGCTGTCAAAGTCAGTGAACCCTGGTAGACGGTCTGTGTGGTATTATGTGGGTGGGTGCCCATAGGTACCGCAAGGAGTGTGGCGAGATGGCTACTGACACAAGTGTGGACACGGTTGTAGTGCAAATTGGTGTGCTGGATTGGGAGGCATGCACAGAGCGTTGGGGACAGCATCCAGTTACGGAAGTGTACTTCGATCCCAAGTTCCCAGCACGTGCCCTCTGGTACTTGACGCAGGGTGTGTACAAGATGTACTACATCTCCGTTGAGAATGACCAGAGCCAGATTACCTTGTGCGAACGCGCGTGGGATGCACAGGGTAATAACTACTTCAGCGAGAAAGCTGTGCCAATGGAGCGCAGCTTCTCAATGGGGGACATCGTGGTGCTGAGCAACGAGACAGTGTGGCTCTGCACAAAAGGCTGGCAGTGTCTAAACCCTGGAGTGATTTGATGTTGGACTACATTGAAATTGGGCCTGCGCCCTGCGACGAGAAGTGTGAGCAGGCCAACGTTTCTGGCTCGAACTACGAGCGCATGAGAGCAGAGTGCCATGCGTTCATGCAACTCATACGCCGTACCCTTGGGAACGAACCCGAGGGAGCACGGCTGGCTGCAAAGTTCAACCGAGATGGTGACTATGGCTACTACGAGGTAGTCTGCCACTACAATCGGGCTTACCCTCTCGCGCTTGACTATGCATTCAGGTGTGAGGCTGATGCCCCTGCTAAGTGGGATGCACAGGCCAAGCGTGAGCTGGCTGCTTATCCAGTTGGTGTCCAGGCGTGAGCAAAGTCGTGCCAGTGCGTAAGACTAACAGAGTGGTGAACCCACTCTCACAGGCCGAAATGGCTGCCAAGTCACGCGATGATCTGGTACGCCTGGTCGGCAGACTGTATCGGCAGGGGTTGACCGCAGAGGAAGTCAAAGAATGGTTTGTGGAGAACTTACCTCAGGCCATGCGGTCCGTGGCGTTGCGCAAAAGATAATCTAGGCCCCATAATTAGGCCAGTGCACACCAGGCAAGCCTATATGACTAGAATGTGCACACAGGAGTGGTATGAACCGTAGAACTATGGGCCGCGTCAAGCAGGCTCGCAAGCGCTTGCAGAAGCGCATCGACATCCGTGCTGGCCGCCGCATGAGCATGCAGCAGTACATGCACAACACTCACAACCACGTGGAGGAAGAAACCGTCCCACAGGGTTGGGACGAGACTGCCACTGGTGAAGTGGATACGGTGCCCGAGGAGGTCTTTGTGGTGGGTGTGCCTGAGGGCACCCATGAGCTGGTCAACAAGGAGACAGGCCAGGTACTCCAGCGCGGCACCGAGAGCCAGATGCGTAAGCAGCGGGCCATCTCCATGGAAGCAAACCCTGAGGGCCAATTCTCAGTGCGCAAGGTCAAGTAGTGACCTACGCCAACTGGTCGAAACCCAACGGTGTCATTCTAAGTATGGTGGTGCGGGCTATCTTGGCCCGCAGGTTCCATGTGCGCTGCCTGCTGAGAATGACGTGGCGCAACAAGCGTGAGACGTACGTGTTCGAGGAGCTAGGTGGTTTCAGGCCGTGGCTCTGGCACGTCTGGCAGTGGATGGTGGACTACATCGAGTACGCACCGCACGTGTGTGAATACTGTGCCATGGAGAAGCAAGCGGCGTCATAGGGTATAATTGGGGCAATGCCCAAGCGTTGCTCCGATACTACACATCAACGTAGCCCAAGGAAGGATGGTTTCCCTGGAGATTACTGTGTCACCTGCAAGAGAATTGGAATGCAGGCTAGAATGCGTACTGTCCGTGGTCGTGCGTTTGCCCTGAAAAGTCGCCTTGAGAGAAAGTTCAATATCCCACCACGTAAGTTCGTTGACTTGCTTGTGAAGCAAAACTTTCTATGTGGTGGGTGCGAGCGACCAATGCCTAAGATATGTGTGGACCATGACCGCCGTTGTTGTCCAGGGAATAACACGTGTGGAAAATGTGTACGTGGTCTGCTCTGCCCGTCTTGTAATCTGGCGTTGGGAAATGTTCGGGACCGTCGTGAGACATTGCTTGGCTTGGCGAGATACTTGAGGAAATCTGGCACGATAATCTAACCCATGATTAGTTCTAGCACGAGTCGCAGACCATCTCTTTCCATGGGAATGGGCAGCTAGGGGTAAGTGCAGTCAAGAACGGCTGGAGATGTGCCACAGACGCTCCATGTGGCATAATGTGGGTGGGCCAACAGGCCCACGGTACTTGAAAAGCTATGGAGATAATCATGGCACAGAAACCTGTCGAGCAGCCTGTGAACACAGAGGTTAGCCCCGAGAAGCTGGCCGCATGGGCACGTTGTCGGGAGATTTGGAAGGCTTCAGGCAAGCCCCCGCGTGTGACGGATGCGCTGCTGGAAGCAGAGCAAGAGGCAAAAGACACCCCGTAATGCAAACTGTCAGCCAAGAACTGAAGGATGCCTTCCCAATTGTGGGCATCACATGGGCCTCCGATTGTTGCGGAGGCCACTTCGCCAGCCCGCCTGAGTTTGTGGATGAAGACCACCACTACGTGTGTGAAGTGTGTGACAAGAACTGCCTGATTACACCAGCGTGGGCAGTTCGTGTTGATTGCGCTGACCACGGTGAGCACTGTGTGCCAGTGGCTATCGGCCTCTACATGCAGGACGGCTTGAACTGATGCTGCCAGCGTTTGTCAAAGCACGCAGGTACTCTCCTGTGATGAAGATGCACTATTGGGTGGCTGATGCCCCCTGTGGTGCAGAAGTAATCATGGGTGAGGAAGCTGCTATCTACCACTGGACGGCACCTGACAAAATCTGGTGCCAACATGCTATCTGTGATATGTGTCAGTTGGAAGACCACACTGTCTCAGAGCATTCTGTGGAAAGTGCCAAGAACTGGTTTCCGGTTCTGTGGTGCAACGCGGTTACTGGTGAGATTCCAGGTACCAGGGAGGGATGCGACGGAGTGAACCATTTGCTTCTCCCCTGGGACAATGGTGGCAATGAAGACGACTGCTACGCATGGTACGGTGGGAACTACCCGAATGGGTGGGTCTACTGGCAGGGTGAATTTAGATGCGGCAACTGCGCCGAAAAGACAATATTCGGGCATAGCAGCTAATGACTAAAGGCCGTCGCGCAACATGGACTGATATAGAGACTAGGCTAATACTAGACCCTGTCACTGGATGCAGAAACTGGAGCGGACGGCCACTGTCGGATAATGGGTACGGTCTAGTTAGATACCACCAACGATTATGGCGGGTTCATATTCTAGTGTGGACACACCATAATGGATCAGCGCCTGAAGGATTACAAGTTCTACACACATGTGATAACAGAGTGTGTGGTGAGATAAGCCATCTGTTCCTAGGTACACAACAGGTGAACATGGATGACATGGTGGCTAAGGGGCGACAGGCTGTAGGAGAAAGGCATGGTTCAGCTAGACTAACATACAGACAGGTTCAGGCAATAATCTTTCTGTATTGTGTCCTTGGATGTAGTCAAAGGCATCTAGCACGGAGATTCGAAGTAGCACATTCGCAGATCAGCCGTATCTTAGCGGGAGATGGTTGGGTCAACTGAACCTAACCAGAGCGTCCATGCCCTATACTACGGCTAGGCAACCAGGCATTGCCTATATGAAGCAAGAGGGTAAGAGTTATGTCCCGTTTGGTTGTAGAGTTTAGCCCCAATCTGCGCCACAAAGAATTGACCCACTTCGATGGTGGGCGTGGCTGGAGGCCAGCCACAACTCCCTATCGTTGGGAGAAGCGCCGAATGGCTAAGCTCTCACGCCGCAATGGGCGTGAGATTGTTGCTGAGTACAGTGATGTTGGGCCAGACCTTGAGCTGGCCGCGTTGCTGGAACTGTGGGTTGCCTACCTGCTGTTCCTGGACAAGCTGTACTTCATCCAGGCGTTCAGCATGCTTATGCAGCCCGCCTGTGACGGGCCAGGGTATTGTGCCATCTGCGATGGCAAGGAGTGAGATAGTGACAAAGTTGCAAGAACTGAACCAGCGTCTAGCGGCGCTGTACTTGGAGGCCAGTGCGGCTGGTCTCCCAATCAACAGCGACTGGGACAATGGTTGCCCTCCGTGCAACACGGTGGATGACGAAGACTCCTGCGTGGGTTGCCCTTATCGTATGCGGGACAACGGCTTCACCATGGAGCATGACGCATACAGCGAGGACTGAAATGTACCGCGTACCATTGGAGTTCGAGGGGCAGTTGCCCCTCCCTTCAACCTTCGAACCAGGCTATGATTGTCGCATCTGCATGGTGTTGCGTGACAGGCGAGAGTACCGCATCAGTGTTGGTGAGATGGTTATCTGTCTCCCAGACCACCACTACGCACATGCCAATCACACACTAGCAGAAAAGCTAGTGTACAAGGAGATGCTTGAAGCACGTCTGCCCGTGAGTGAATGCCAACGGCTGGACATGGCAAGCCTGCTAAGGTAATGGAATGGATTGGTACAGTCTTAGTCCTGGCCGCATTGGCCGGGACAGTTATTATCATGGTATGGGAGAGACTATGATGTTTTCACACCCGTCATGCCGTAAATCTGGCACGACTTTGGTAGACATGAAACAGCCCGAACCGGAACCAGTCGTCGTCGAGATCACTGCCGAGAACGAAACCACGTTCCGCACCCAGGACCTTGGGATTGCCAAGGCGTTCCTGCAGGCACTCGGTCTCACAGAGGTACTGATGGTGTGCGGACGCACGAGCGTACAAACGGGAGCGGATATTGCACTCCTCATCCTGGAAAGGGAGACCGAATAGGACGCCACGTTCACCACACGTTCAGCAGGGACTGCACCACAGAGCCTCTATATGGCATAATGTGGCGTGCGCAGCGGCGTAGGTGCTTTCCACGGCCCCAAGGGGCTAAACCGCGTGCGCGCCATGGAGTGTGTTATGGAGTGGGTTATGGATGCTCAGGTACGGCAGCTAAAGAGTTGGACAAAGCCTGAGCTTTATCAGGCACGGGCATGGTTCCTAAAGAACCAGAAACTGGTTGGGACCCTGTTTGCTTTCAATGCGCTAAATGCAATCGAGCAGGCGCTGGAAGCGAAGTAGTGCAAGGTCTGGGGGTCGAAAGGCCCCCCTCTCTACACACTCACGCCACGTTCAGCATTAGCTTGTGGCCCAGATACTCTATGGGGCATACTTTAGCCATGCGCAGCGGCGTAGGCAATGGCAGCGTCCAGCCCCAAGGGGCAACCAGGCTTGCGCATATGAAAGGTGGTGTCTAATGCCACAGTACCACGGCGTCATGTTCCGTATGGCAAAGGGTGACAGCCCGTTTTCTGCACCAATGGCCGAGTTCATTACCACTGACGCGGCCAAGTTCATGGCTTGGGTGGACCGGATGGAAAGCATGGGCTACGTTGAGGCCGAGGAACACGACGCGCACCTTGCCATGCTACGGGCCATGAGCAAGAAACGGCAGGCCGAACTGAGCAAACCGTACAACCCAACACCAGAACAGGTTGCGGCCGACCGTGCCAACCGTCCAAGCGGCAAGGGCCAGCGACCAATGCCACGTCCCACACGCGATTACAAGGGTACACAGATGCCGAAAGGCCCCTGGACCCCAATACGGGAGAAGTGGTAATGCATCAGGCCACGTACAAGCTCTGGGGCACTGATGCCTATCTGCTGGTAAACGGACGCCAGCCGTACATGGATAGGGGCGTACTCCCGTACCGCCCCTACAAGATTAGCCGCAAGGTTGCGGCTGAGTACCTGCGGGTCCACAGGCTGCTGAAGCCTGCCCGCTAAGGAGTGAGAACAATGGGCTATCTGGTAGCGTTCATGGCTGGAACGGTTTACAGTCTGGTGGTTGTGGCTGGCGTCTGGGCAGTTGGTTCGGGGTTCATTGGCTAAGATGGCACACTTTCAGCAATACACAATGCATGGAGTGAGATACGTGCACTGTGGTGACGACTTCTGGCGGCTAATGGATAAGAACGGCTACGTGCATCAGCACGCACGCCGTTTCACCTGCCAGGAAGGCATTGAAAGCTGGATTGAAGCACAGCACCAGGAAGTGGAGGCTGAAGCGTAATGGAGTGGCGCATTTACAAGAGTGTGGCGGCGCGTAAGAGCGCCCTCACACAGCTAATCAAGGGTACGAAGTACAACTATCTGGTGGTGTACTTGGACAGCCGTGGTCCAGCCATCATGGTTGGGAATGCAGCCTGGGTGCAGCCAGGACAGAAATACGTGGACCGATAGACCATGGAACAGGCACTGCTAGAACAATTGCATCACTACACATACGCTTTCGATTGGTGGGTGAACTTGATTGCTTCCCTACCATTTCCGGTGTGGTGTGCTCTCATGATCATTTGTGTGCTCTACATTATTGAGAAATAGGCAGGTGGTATAATGTTCGGCGAGGGCACCACAGTGATTATTTCAGCTAAGGAAGCAATGCGCAACGAAAGCACACGCCTCCAGGTGTACAAGCTGGCGGTACAGAACGGGTTCTACAACGAAAGTGCAGGTACGATTGCATACAAGGGATACATTCTCATGCAGGATGGCCTCCATTGGGTGGTAATGCAGAACGGCGTGGCACTTATTCAGCTCCAGAACTCTTACGTGGCACGTGTCTGGGTTACCTGCCGCACGAACAGTTGCGGGCTTGTGGAAGCCAATCGTATTGTGAAAGCTGAAAATCTGACACGACCTCAGCACCCATGATTGCTTCCCGTATTGCAGCCAAGTAATCGCCCCAATACCCCCTCCGTCTAGATGGGCCACCCCTAGAAAGGTGGCCTTTATTGTGCTGAAATATAGATCGTGATCTACGTATGGTATAATATGGGTAGTGCTGAAACGTATAGTCATAAGCCGTAGGAACAAGAGACGTGTGTGTCGGTGCGGCAACACTGGTACGATCGCGGGTGGTACATTTCAGGGTGGGACAGTCTGTATCTATTGCCGCAGGGAACAGAACAACTTGCGCCTTGCTAAGCTAAGGAAAGAGATCCGGATCAAAGTGTTCAACCACTATGGGTGGGAATGCGTGTGTTGTGGGGAGCAGCACGAGGAATTCCTAAACATAGATCATATCGGCGGCAAGCCATACCCAGAGAACAGTTTTCAGGCATACCTACGCATCATACGCGAGAACTACCCCACTACATTCCGTACATTGTGTATGAATTGTAACTGGTCGTATGGTATGAGAGGCTATTGTCCACATACCCCCGTCTAGATATCCCCACTGCTGGATATTTGGTGCCTCTTTGTACGACCATGATATATTCCGGTACCTTGCGCCTTAGTTGCATTCTTTCCCTGATCAAGCCCTGAAACACAGGTAGTATGGTTTGGGATACCCCCATGCTAGATACCCCGTCTGGATATCCCCGGTCTAGATATTTGCAAACACTGTTGTGCGACGCGACTATCTGATCTATAAGTAATCGCTAAAAAGAGCTCGGTATACCTAGTCCCTCAGTGCAACAGCAGGTAGTATGTAATGAATAATGTTTGTTCTGTATCAATTTCGTAGTAAAATTCGTGCATGTGTAGTTGTTCATGTGAAGATCTCTCCATCTAGGCATGATTGACGTCTGTAATCTTGAGTTATCCCCCAGAAAGACGGTAGATTCCCGTTTTATTGCCGTGTATTCATGTAAAATCTGGTATGATCTGGGGAAAGACGGTAGTTTCTAAAGGATCCTGATCCCGATCTGTAGGTCGGTCACTTCCTTCAGTACACGATCCCGATCAGCAGATCACGATCTGGGCCCGACCCCACGAGAGACGGTGAATTCCCAAAATTCGGCACGAATCTGGGGAGAGACAGTAGTTTCTATTGACGCCGCGGCGTGCCTTAGCACGCACTGCGTCCCGAAGCACGCACGTGCTTAGGACGTTAGCATGTACGAACTAACGCTTGCAGTTTGCACATGCTGCGCTTGCAAGTTAGCACATACTAAGGAGGTTAGTTTGCACTTGCGCTGCCCTGGCGTTCGCATATGCTAACGTTGCCAGTTTGCGCTGTCCGCGGCTGTTAGTATGTGCTAACTAACGCTTGCGCTTAGCTGGGGCTAAGGCCGTTAGCATCGGCTAACGCTTGCACATTAGCACGTGCTAACGCAAGTAAATGCGTACGCGTACGTACGCGTACGGGTGACGCCGTGTTATCAAATGGCGCGCCGTTATCAAATGCAAACGTGCAAGCGCAAGTAATGCCTGCGGCAGACTGCCTACGAAAAATCCAACGAAAAACCGCTTTACCGTAACCCGCCGAAAAGCGGTTGAGCGGCAGCAAAAAGCGGTTGAGCGCGGTTGAGATTTGTACCGACTTTTTGTACCACGCGCCAAACTGCCGCCGTTACAAAACTTGCCAGCGTTGGCCCTGGCAAGCGCAAGCGCCAGAACGATGTATGCAAGTACAAGCGGTTGAGTGTAACGGCGCGATTCTATGCGTAGATACATAATTGCCGCAGCGCTCCGAACCAACCAAATCAACACGGCAGCGCGGGAGACACGACATGGCAGCGACAAAGCGCCTAATTGAAAAGCTAGCTGCGCAGGCAGAGGCAGCGACAATCGACAACACGCCAGCGGCAGACAACACGCCTGCCAGCGTTCCAACAGTTGAGGGTACGGACATTCCTACCAACATCGAACCCACCGCAAACGGCACCGTTGAGGTTGCCACCGCTGCCATGCTGCCAGAGGCAGTAACGGTTGCCAACATCGAAACCGCGTTGACAGTCCTAACGGCAGACAATCCCGCGCGTGCTGCGCTTGAGGCAGCGCTCGAAACGGCGCGCGGAGCGCTGGCGATGGCAGAGGCAGAGGTTGCGTTGCAAGCGCAGAAAACGGCAGAGATTGCCGCTGCCACCGCTGCCGCAGCTAGCCTGCCTGCGGAATTGCTCGCAGCCATGCTCGCAGCCATCGAAACGAAATACGCGCCTGCGCCACCGCAAGCGCCAGCGGCAGAGGTTGCCGCGCCTGCGCCGTATGTCGGCCGCAAACCAATTGGTCCGCGCACGGCGGAGCGCAATGCGCAAGCGCTGGCGCAGGCAGACAGTGATCCGACTGTCTACGCTCGCGCTGCCGCTGCCTACTCCGAATTCCGCAAGGAATGGTCTGGCGATTTGCGCGGAGTCTCTGCCGTGGCAGGCACGCGCTACGTTTCCATCGTTTCATTCGCTGGCGCAGGCGTAGCCAACAAATCCGACTATCTGGCGCTTGTGCCTGTCATGCGCCGTTACTTGCTTTCAATCGGACTCAAAGACGGAGGCGAAAGCGCTGCCACGGATGCATGGTTGTTTGGATTCGGACCGCATGCGGCTGGCGCGCCTAAAGGCGCTGATACGCTGGCGCTCAAATTCCTTTCAGGCGCAGGCGTAGCGCTTTACTCCGACGGTCGATTCCGACTAGCAGCACGCGGCACCGCTGGCGTCCGTTTCGTTTCGTCGGATGCGGCAGCGCTGGCAGCATGGAACGGCTCAACCTCAACGCCTGCGCCTGCGCAAGCGGCAGAGGTTGCCACGCCTGCCGCGCCAGCTACACCGCGTGTTCCGACTCCGCCAGCGGCACAAGCGCTGCCTAACGGTGGCATTGCCTCAACGGCGCGCTGCCAGCATTGCACCGCTCGAAATTTCACCACCAACACGGAATGTAGCGCGTGTGGCGCTACGGATTGGAGCGCCAGCTAACTAGCTGCCTGCGGCAGGCTCACTGCCTGCCGCACCGCTAGGCTTACCGCCATGCATGCCACAACTAACCTCACTGCCGCGCCTGCCGTATGGCACCGCTACCCTAGGCTAGCCTGCGCTGCCTCACTGCCTGCGCAGGCGCGGATCTACACCATTGTCACTGCCAGTGAGGCAGTGCCAACGGCACCGCGCTACACCGTTGTCGATTGCCATTCCAACGGTGCCAGCTACTACACCGCACCGCGTTACTCGCTAGCGCCAGCGCTCACAGAATGGCAGGCAGAGGTTATCGCTGCCGTACAACGCCTGCGCCGTTGGCGCTATTACTCCGACTCGCCAGACTGACCTACGTCAGTCCGCAAGCGCAAGCGCTGCCAACACGGCAGCGCTTTTTTGTTGCCTACTTGCGCACCAGGGCAGCGCCAGAACAAGCGTTCTACCCGCGGACAACGGCAAAGCGCCTGCCTGCCGCGCCTGCCAGCGCTGGCGCAGAGGCAGCTAGCAAGCGCAAGGTACCGGCCCGCGCCATGCCACCCTACCAACGGCACACGGGAAGGTACTTACGATCTCGAACAAGATCCGTTTCAAACGACGCAGACAACGACGCTTCTAATGTCCGCTTAGGGTACCCGCTGAGACAAACACAAAGTTTCCGGGTGCCCCCTACACCCCTACTGCAACCCTACTAAGGTACGCGCGATGCGCTACGAGCGTATACACTATACATATAGGGAGACCCTACATATTCCTGGTAAGGTGATACTTCATACACCAGCGACAGATATAGACTCGCATGCCATGTGATGACTTCTCTGCATCCCTATAAGATGCGAAGATTATTTTGTTGGTGTACCAGCATTTTTCCTTAGCTGGCTTACGGAGAATCTTGATTCTCCTAGATTTGACCAGTGGGTTGGTTCTCCGGTGGTACATCTGGGAGAGGAGGAACTTGCGGAGGAGGCAATTCCTCAGGAGTAGGATCTGGAGGGGCGATCTGCCAGGATGTATCGACACCAAGTTCTACGAGGACGAACTGAAGTATGCGATCTAGCTGGTCCTGGTCTGCTGTGTGACTGCCCTCTACTGTGACGGTATAGACTGTAGGATCACCTTCAGCATCCTCGATGAAACCGTATTCACGATCTACTCTGGTCATGAAATCCCCTTGAAGAACTCTATTATCAGGACGTACAGGAGCATAAGGAATAGCAAAATCATCAGAAAGATGACGATGCGCACGCTAGTAAGTTTGCTTTGATCCCTCAATAAAGGTCTTGGTATCTTCTCCTGCGTTAGGTGAATCGCTTTCGTAGCACGTTTTTACCGTACTGCCGAAAGCCTCTTTGTTGTGCTTGCAAAGAGGACAATCTGGCTTCTTGTTGTGATTTGGCAGACTGCGGAGCTCTTTGTAGCGACTGTTTCCGGATTCCGCGTCCTTCGGGTCTGTGGATGACATCTGTAATGTCCCTACCTAACAGGTGTATATACGCGCGAGACGCGCCCACGACTTCGTAGTGATAGTTGGTTTCGATGGTACCTTGCTTCAGTTTGTAGACTGCCACCCCTTGCGTACCTATGTTGCATGAATTACGCGCTGAAGTATATCATAAGGGCATATGGGCCGTAAAGTAATGAGAGAAAGCAGAATGCGGGCACAGCAGACGCACTACTTGCCTGCTTTCCGCGAGAAGGTGTTTAGGATCTGGCTGCACAACGAGCAGAACGCGAGCCAGACTGCGAAGATCTGCAAAGAGAAACTACGTACTGAAGTTTCCGTGGGTACCATTACCAGATGGCGGGACAAGTTTGACTGGGAAGCGAAAGCTGCCGTCTACCACAACGAGCTACAGCGGATGCTGCGCACCAGCGAAGACCCCGTCTTGCAGCAGTTGGCAATGGACGACATTGAGACCGCCAAGGTACTGACTCAGATCCAGCATATCATGCGTGAGGTCTTGCGTTACCCCAAGCGCTATGGTATGTTTCCCAAGAACGTGGGTGAGGCAATCAACCTCATGAAGTTCACGCGCGAGGAGCGCGAGCGCATCCTGAAGAAGAGCAACGGGCAGTCTATAACAACACCTCAGGGTGGCGCTATTACCTACTACGACCAGAGGAAGAACGAGCTGAAGGTAAGCTTTGACCAGCTACCACCAGAACAACAGCGGATCCTGATCGGGCAATTGTCCAACGTAAGCGGCCAGGCGAGCCGCGCTATCAGGGTTGCACGACAGGAGGCGTTTGCTGATGAAGAAGAATAGTATTTTGATTGGTGCTGGTGCCTTTGCTGGCGTGGTACTCCTGATGGTCTATGCAATCTGGTGGGATGCGAACCAGCACAGGGAGTACATCGAGCACGAGCATGAGTCGTGGGATGGATAAACGCATGCAACTTGACGAGTGTGCGTGTGGGAAACTGAAGCAGGCAAGGTACCCACGATGCAGATGGTGTAGGAGCAAACTCAACCTCAGTGAAACGCCATCTCATATCGCTCATCGTAATAAGCATAGTGATATACATAGTGGCGATACGGTGCGGTCCGGGACCAATAACGTTCCATGAGCCGACGCCAGTCCCAAGACCAACCGCCAGATTCCCCCAACCCTCCCCAGGACTATGTTTGCCCCAGATGCCTTGCGCTAATAGTACAGATACGGCGGGGCGAACTGACGGGTGCGGTGCTGAGCTGTCACCCGCTAGATCAGATTGCTGACATGATCATGAAACCATACATAGAGACAAAGAGTATGAACTGATGGACTCCATGACCAACCTGATTCTTTCTGTGAATGCACAGATAGACCAGATGTCCGCGGAGTTCAAGGACCCAGAGACAACGCCTGCGCGTAAGGAGGAAATCCGCAGGCAATTGGCTCAGTTGTACGAAGAATTGAAGAAGTATGTCGATAAGTGACGTAACCGCTGGCTTTGCAGAACTGATAAAGGACAACCCTACTGTAGCTAGCGAAATATTGGGTGATATAGACCCTATTACTTGGATGTCTGCAAGGGCAAATTTGCGCACCGAAAAATTGGAGCCCCTGGAGTTCAAGGACCACCTGCCTATGGTGGATGTATATAGGGACTGGCACCCGCTTATTGTGGCCCAGAAGGGCTCACAGATCGGTATGACGACATGCCAGATATGCAAGCTGCTGTATTATTGCGACACCCACAATATTACGGCAATCTACACCATGCCGACGGCAAAGGACGTTTTTGAATTCTCACAAGCTAGATTTGCGCCAGTTATCAAGGCTTCTAACTACCTCAGTGCCAGGATGGGCAATGTTGACAATGCCACGCTCAAACGTATGGGCGCGAGTACGCTATACTTCCGCGGTGCTCAGAAACACAGCCAGGCTATTTCTGTCCCTGCAGACATCATCGTCAACGACGAATATGATTTTTCTGCTCAAGACGTCATGGACACTTTCGAGAAAAGGGTGGGTGCTAGCAAGCTCAAGTGGTTCTGGCGCTTCAGTACGCCGAGCATCCCCGACTTTGGCATCAATGCGCTCTATAAAGATACTGATCAAAGACACTGGCTTGTTAGATGCACAAGCTGCGGCAAGTGGCAGGACGTTACCTTCGAGCACAACCTCCTCAAACGGAAGGGTGGGACTCCATACTTCGGGTGCCGAAGATGCGGCGTAAAGCTGAACCGTCGTAACGGTGCATGGGTAGCCAAACACCCACAGAAGGCGACGGATGCTGTATACGATGACCAGGGTCGTTTGGTAGCCCCTGCTGACGGCATGCGTGGGTACTGGATCAATCCACTGACCTTCACATACGTTACAGCTACGAGCGTTTGGGCAGAGTGGCGCAAGGTAGAGCGTAAGAATACCAACTTCGCTCGCAAGCGTTTCCACAACTTTGACCTTGGTCTGCCGTACCTTACCGGCGAGGGCCTTATCACCCGTGATACTATCCTCAGGACAATGCAGGCATCCATCCCAGATACAGGTTTCAACGTTATTGGAGTCGATCAAGGTGATTTACTCCACTGGGTTGTACGAAGAGTCCTTCCCACCGGCAGAATGGCCGTGGTTGCTTTCGGTGTTACCAACGACTTCTACAAAATTGATAGCATCATTAGTCTGTACCGTGTGCGGTCTGGAATTATTGACGCCCTCCCCAACAAGCACAACGCGAGAGATCTAGTACAACGCTTCCGTGGGCGTATGTATATGGCATACTACAAGGACCAGCGTGAGGAGAAGAAGTATATAACCGAGAACAAACGGCGTGAGCAGGAAAAGCGCAAGAAGGAACAGGAAACCGAGACCAGCACTATGCACTTGGACAGAACTGAAACTCTGGACGATAGTGCTCAGGACTGGATCGATGGTATGGCGTTTCTGGTTGGTGACCCCCTGAAGAACCTGAACGAGGAACAGGAAGAGTTCATCAAGCAGATGACCAACATGAAGCGCGACCTGCAAGAAGACGCCAAGGGTAACACCGTAGCTGTATGGCTGAAAGTGGGTGATGACCACTATCGCCACGCGGATAATTATGCGAAAGCAGCCGCTAACATATACGGGCGCGGTAGAATAGAAGACTTGCATGTGGGTGGTGCTCTCGAGGGGCCAGGTGGTGGAGGACTACGGTTGCAGGACCTAGTTCCAGCAGGTATGGACTTGCGATCTACTTTTGCTAGCCTGAAGGGATTTTAGTACGATATGACCTAATGCCACCAGGACGACCAAGGAACATAGTCAAGGACCTACAGCCGGAGGAGACCAGGGACAAGCCTAGCCTGACAGAGCTAGGTAAGTCTATTATCTCGCCGTTCTCCCTGTTTGATGTCGAAGAGTTATTCGACGAGAGTGCAGTAACTCTTGCCGACTTGGACAGGATGGTACAGACCGATGGTCAAGCTATGTCTCTTTACCGCATTCTCACTATGCCTATTCGTGCTGGTGAACTGCGCGTCAAGGCAGTAGATGGTGGCACCCAGGAAGCAAACTTCATACAGGCTCAGTTGGTAAACCCGCCTGAGCTTGGTGGCATGACTACTCCCTGGTCAGGAGTAATCCAGAACATTGCCAAGTTTGTACTCACAGGGGCAGAGGTTCTGGAGAAAGTGCATGAGGTGCGCAATGGGCATACGGTCCTACGTAAGCTTGCTCCTCGCCCTCGCCACTCAATTATTATCCGAATGGATAGCAAGGGTGGCTTCAACGGTGTCACGCAGATTTTGCCGGACGGCAACGTAATCATCCCCAAAGAGAAGTGCGTCCTGTTTGTGCAGGGCAAAGAGCACAACCCCCTGTACGGGCGCTCCATGATGCTTCCGGCTTACGGCCACTATGAGATGAAGCACAAGCTGTACTACATCTCTCACCTGGCCTACGCCCTGAATGCTATTCCTATCCGTGAAGGTAGCATGCCTCCGGGTGTACAGGACAGCGAGCGCAAGGCATTCCAGAACGCACTCGACAACGTGGGCGTGAACACCAGCATTATCGTACCCGAAGGCTACAGCATGGAGATTCATGAGACCCGACAAGTGGCAGACAGTATGCCTTTGATTGACCATCATGACATCGAAATGGCAAAAGCTGTGTTGGGCCAGATCATCAACATGGGGACGACCGTTTCTGGCGGTTCTTACTCCCTGGGGCAAACGCAGCTCGAAATGCTGCTGTTGTCACTCACTGCACTGCGTGACGACATTGCTCAGGTGGTCAACAGTTATGTTATTCCAGAGTTGATCGACTGGAATTTCAATAGCCAGAAATACCCTCAGATCAAGTTGCTACCACCAAGCACTGACCTAAAGGTATTGACAAAGGAAATCTTCCAACATATCAGCGCTGCTCGTCAGGTAAACACAAGCCCTGAGTTCTGGTTGGCACTAGAGCGAAAAATGGCAGAAATGCTTGGGTTTGAAGACGAGATCGACTACGACAAGAAAGAAGCTGATATGATTGCGAACATCAACGAACGACAGCAAGCGCAATCAGGCGTATCCCAGGTAAAGGTCGCTCAGAAGCAGGCTGCAACCGCAGCGAAAGTAGCAGCTAAACCGACTCCAGCACCAGTGGCTCCCGTAGCCCCCGCGCAACCAGCAGCGGCTCCTGCTGCAACGAGGCGACAACCAACGCGACCAGCACAGACTAGGACGTAGTTATGCCTTGGACCGTCAAGAACCCACCTAGACCAGCTAAGAACTGGTCTGCGGCTGCGAAAAGCGTATGTGTCGCCGCAGCAAACAGTACCCTCAAACGTGGAGGTAGTGATGTAGACGCGATTCGTGCATGCATTGGCGCAGTGAAACAAGCGCACCCAGAAGCAATAGGCAAAAAGAACGATGACCTTGCAGTCATCAAGAGTCGCGCCAGCCTGCCGGATTCCGCATACGCAATTGTTGAGACAGTGAACGGTACAAAGGTCCGTAAACTGCCTCATCACAACGCCAGCGGCAAGCTAGACCTAAACCATCTACGCAATGCACTGGCTAGGGTGAATCAGGTGACAGGAGTGTCGTCAGCCGCAAAGGCAAGAGCTCGATCACATCTTCTAGCACACGCCCGTTCTGCTGGTGTGGGTGAGCATACCGCTGACGCACATCTGACAGAGTTCTTCGCATTACCTACTCTAGTCCTAAAGGAGGAGAACGGTCGGTACAGTAGTCGCGTACCTGTTTTGCCCGAGGGCAAATTCAAGCATCCGTGGTACGGGGATCTCGACTTTACAGCGCCAGTGCTACGTTCCGTCAAGCGCCACTTCGACGCAAAGATACTTGGAACGGACATCATGGTCGACGAAGGCCATGACAGAGGCAAGGCGCTAGGTTGGTTCAGGAACGTACACCACGGAGCTAGCGAAATAGGCGGACAGAACCACGTTGGGCTGTTTGCTGATGTTGAGTGGACGGACCTTGGCAGGTCACTGCTGGAGCGGGACATATACCGTTACTTCAGTGCCGAGATTGGTGCGTTTACTGGACCAGATGGCAAGACGGTCAAAAACGTTCTGTTTGGTGGCGGCCTGACAAACCGTCCGTTTTTCAAGCAGATGCCTGCTGTCAAGTTTGGTGAAGGCAAAGCCGACAACCGTATCCAGATAGGGTTGTTTGGCGATGTGCTTTGGGAATTTGACGACGGCACACATAAGGACGAAGAAGAGGACGATGATCGTTCCTTCTTCACAGGGTATTCCCCTGAGGCGTCCGATGAAGACGTTGAAGAGGACGAAGATGAGGAAGAGGACGACGAGGAAGATGAGGACATGAAGTACGCGGATCTCATCGCACATCTCAACAAGAACTTCGGGCTGGCATTGAGTGATGACCAGGCAGCTACCGATGCGATCGAGGGTGCTTTCGGCAGCGCAGCTTCGCTCGAGAGCACACGTACCAAGTTCGCTGCTGCTGGCTTCAAATTCGATGCCGATGCCGACATTGCCGAAGTGGTCCTGGCAGGGTACAACGCCTTGAAGACGCAGAACAACGAGAACGCTGACGCCATCAAGTCCATCCGCAAGGAACTGGACGACACCAAGGCCAGTACGGCGGTTGACAAACTCGTAGACAGCGGCAAGGTGCCTCCTGCCAAGCGCGATCAGTACCTCAAGCTGTACAACACCAACCACGAGCTGTTCGAGGAGATGACCAAGGATCTCGAGCCTTACGTGCAGCTTGGTGAGATCGGCGGCGATGGCATTTCTCAGGAGCCTGGGCACGCGAGCGCTGAGAAGTTCTCCGATCCCAGCAAGGCTACCGAGGAAGCAGATCGCTACATGCAACTGGTTCCTGAGCTTGAAGGTCGCCTCGCGGCCAAGAGGAAGTAGACGATGCCAGCAGTACCCACTGGGAACACCCGTGCATACGGGTCAATTTCCACCATTCCGGTTACCGACCCGATTGAGATCTTGCGCTCGACTGCACTCCAGTGCAAGATCTCCGGGGCTGCCAGCATCGCGCCTGGCACAGCCCAGATCAACCCTGGCATGGGTCTGATCAAGGATGCCACGTCTGGGCAGTTTCGTCCTGTGGTGCCTGCTACGGAAGCAGCGGAGCTCGTAGCTGCAAACTACGTGTACCCCAACGCTACAGACCAGCAGGTGTGCGACGTGTATCTGTCGGGCATCTTCAAGAAGTCGGAGCTGAACAGGTGGTACACAGACGGTCAGCTCGCAACCGTGTTCGTTGGCTGCAAGATTCATGCCAATCTTGACGCCGTTATCATCCTAGGGTAGGTAACGACATGCCAGAGATTAGCCTGCTTCAGCCAACGGTACTCAACGGCTTTGTGCGCCGCAAGCCGTTCCCCCAGAATCTGTTGGGACTCTCGCTTATGGGTGCCCGTACGGGTTACCCGTTCCCAACGTGGGCTTACGACATCGTGCAGGGCAACCAGCTCATGTCCAAGCCGAACGTGCCCAACCAGGAAGCCCACATTCGTCCGCAGCGTGGTGTCGGGCAAGTGGCTGGTTCGTTCATCTACATGCGAGACAAGAAGGTCTTCACCCCGACTGCCATCCACTGGCTGCGCACCCCTGGTGACATTGCCAGGAGCGCCGCAGAGGCAAAGGTTGCTGAAGAGGTGTCTGACCTGGATGATGGTATCGAACGCTTCGTCGAGTGGTCGACGTGGCAGATGCTGCTCACGGGTACCCTGGTCGTCAACCGCCCAGATGCACCGCGTGTCAACATTAACTACCAGATTCCTTCAAGCCACTTCTTCACGCCTGCGCCACTGTGGACGGATCTGGCAAACTCCAACATCCTGGCGAACGTCACGGCGTGGAAGTTGCAGATCCAGGTCGATAGCAACGTGGCAGTGCGGCGCGTGTTCCTCAATAGCACGACTCTGTACAGCGTTGTGTTTGCGAACCAGAAGATCCAGACCCTGCTGAGCAATGAGATGCGCGATGCCTTCCTCAAGACTGGCATTATCTCAGGGCTGGCTGGTGTCGATTGGGTGGTGTACGACAACACCTACACGGACGACTGGACAACCCCAGGTACACCCACTACCAAGCTGTACGTTCCCAACAACAAGATCCTTTTCCTGGCTGAGGAGCGCTCTGCCTATGGCATCATGGAAGGGCCAACCGCGGACGACGAAGCGCCAGCCAACAACACCGGAAAGTACACCAAGTCATGGAAGGAGAAGGACCCAAGCACACGCGTCGTGCTCGAGGAGTACCCGTTCGTTCCAATTCTTCCCAAGCCCGACAACGTCGGCGTTGCGACGGTAGGCTAACATGACACAGACACCACCAGCTGAAGAAGAAGTCCAGTTCGCCGATTACTATCAGGTGTCTGGCGGGTATACCGTTGGAATGACGGTATGCCAGGACGGTGAAGTCATCGAAGGTAGCTCGATGGGCTTTACCAAGATGCACCCTCCTCTCTCGGAAGAAGACCAGACTACCAAGTATGGTTTCGTGATGTACAAGGAGTACACACCCGAGGAGGATGAACTCGCTGCTATCAAGGCTGCATCCGGCCAGATCAGGACACTGGCTGGTATGCAAGCCCCTGGCGAGCCGCCTGTAGTGACTCAGGCTACTACGCAGCCTGACATCAACACGCAGAGCCGCGAAGAACTGCGTGTACGCGCAAAAAAAGTCGGCCTCAACTTCCCAGCTGACACTGACCGTGACCAGATGATCGGTGCCATTGAGAAGAAGGAGAAGGAACAGGCGCAGGCCGCGGCTGAGTCACAGGCCGAGGCGGCTGGTACGGAACCACCACCCGAAGAAGAGGAGACACCAACCCCATGATGTTCAAAGTAACGGGCAGCAAGCCCTCGCGACAGGGCGGCTCCAGGCAGTCTGGAGTACCCAAGGTCAAGATGGGTCCCATGACTGGCACCAAGGGAGCCAAGAAAGTCGCTTAGGCGATAGGGAGAATGATGTGATTGTCCTGGGCATTCGCGTATCCAACATCAACGAGATTATCCTGGATTTCGACACGATTAGGATCTACCGCGACACTGCCCAGGATGGCCCATTCTCCGACCCGCCAATTGGGACTATCCAATTGGTAATGAGTACGGTCAACTACGAGTACGATGACGTAGATGGTGAGCAAACTAGTTGGTACCGCGCCGAGTACTTCCAGGCTACACCATCAAATGTGAGTGAGAAATCATTACCGTTTCAAGGCATACCAGCGGAAGGACCGTTGGGTATCCTGACACCAGACTACATCAGGGCAAACACAGACTTTCCAGTGCTGGCGTCTATGAGCGATGCCAAGCTGTGGAACTACATCTGGCGTGCAGAAGCTCTGATGTATGGTTGGTCTCAGCAGTACGGCGGTTTCTGCACCACAGACAAGGCTAACTGGAACGTGATGAGTAGGATAGCCGGTCTGATGGTCGTAGAGCAGTTGTACATTACAAGCGATGCCAGCATACGTGCGCGCAGGGTAAGTGGCGTCCAGAGCGAGAAGATTGGCTCCTACAGCTATACCCTGAATACCTCCAGCGCCGCCAGTAACAGTACAGACTACAATGACCCGTATGCGTTTGGCCCAGAAGCTCTAGCGATCCTAGGCTACTACACGTGCGGCACAAGCTCGATGATCCACATGAAGACTACACAGGTCTTCCCAGAGTTGGCCCCAAGACCCTGGTATCTGCTTACTCCGCAGTATGTGGGTGTTGAAGTGCGCCCCTGGCATGATTTCACAGACCTTGAGCTGCGCCGTGGCATTCTGCTAGGCCGCTGGCACGGATTTGGTACAAAGGATCCAGCCTGATGCCAATTCTTGCATTGTTAGACAGAACGTGTGACATCTGGGGCATGGTGCATTTTGACCCAGAAGTGGAAGACTCAAGAGATGGCGAAGCTTTGCTTTATCCTGCTGTGCCATGTAGGGTTGATAGCATTCTGTATCGCCGTAGTATTGAGTCTACGGTCACGGGTGGCGAGCAAGGGATCAGGCGCGCCATCATCTTCATCCAGGATCCCAGGTTGTCCTACCCGGACAACTTTGACGAGAACAACTGGATAATGCAAGATGGTATACGCTATGATATCCTCAGTATAGACGAAGCGGACGACATGTTCACCATGCACCACTTTGAGGTAAACGTACAAGGAGGAAGATTCCGCTGATGCCTGCCAACTCTTTGTCTTTGTACACTAGCTCAGGACAGACGTTTACCCAGAGAGGGCGTCCAAGCAGGACTGGTACAACGCTTGCTAAGGACAAAGTCAATGACTTCCAAGGTGCGATTGAGGATATGGCGGCTCTTAGTAGTCGCTTGCTGGTTGTTGGCGCTGATGCTGCTGTTGAACTTGCGGATGCACTGACAGAAAACACCAAAGATGCTCTGCGGAGACACATGCGTGCTCCAGGTTGGCGACCACGTGGCAGCACTGGCGAACCATTTGAATTCTCAAAGGGCAGACTTCTGGCTGCATGGGGCAGATACACGCCGGAATCCATGCGCGGTCAGGTAGACGACGTTGACAAGGTGCCTATTCAGTACAAACACGAGAAATGGGCACGAGAAAACGACGTTGCGGGCGGTAACCCTGTAGAAGGTCGTGACACTGGTGAGGAAACTGAGATCCTCATGGGTGCCATTACCGAGATCAAACGCGTCAAAGGTGCCGTTTGGACTGCTGAAGTCGGTACTTTCCTGCCGTATGCTGGTCTGGCCAATGATGGGGGCAGCATGTGGATCATCCCATACGGCAACCCGCGAGCTAAACCCGTCAAAGCCGAGTGGGAAGGCGTGCACTACATCGAGGAAGGCATCGCCAAGACGGAAGCCCAGGTGGAAGGTATCGTTACTGGCAGCATAAATGATGCCTTTGAGGGACAAACTGGCAGACGCAGGGTAAGGAACCCGAACAGGCGTGGCTAGGTCAACGGTAACAATAGACATCGAAGAGCAATTTCACTCTGTAAAGCATGCCATCTGGTCTATTTATCCAGTAGGCAGCAAGCAGAGAGTGCTTGAAGAGCGTCCTAACATACTTGTTCGGCCTAGCTGGCGCGTTACCTACCTTTCGCATCGTGATGAGCAGCTTACTTCTCGCAGGTTTCGCCAAATTATCGATTGGACGATCGATTATTACGGCTCAAACCGCGCAGACGTCATGGATAAGCTAAATCTGTTCGAACGTTCCATGAAACAAGGAGGTAAGCGCTTCCGACTCGTCAATTTGATCCCTGCATGGCGATTTAGCTGGCAGTACCCGCCCGTAAACATCGCTCCAACCGTTGGTGGCAATCTGGTTCCTGGTACATATGGTGTCCGTGTAAGCGCTATAGACATATGTGGCAATGAAAGCGCCGCAAGTGCTGAACAAGACATCACATTGGTGGCTCCAGACAACGCAATAGGCATACGCATACCACGTGTGCCCTACAGTTCCCCTCTGTTCACTAATTTCAGGGTATATGTCAATGGACATAGGGAAGTTTCCGTGGAATTGCCGCCCAGAAGTGGCTATCTCTACCCCCAGACTGTGATAAGCAATCTACTTGGCACTGGAGCTGCACCCCAGGAGCCAGATGATACAGTTAGGGTCATGTGGCAGTATCTCCGTGTCACAGGATTTGCTGCCAGTAGCAGGGAAGACGACATAACCAACGGTGTCTTTACAGGTAATATCAACCTGCAAACCACTGTAGAACAGGAGCATGATCGGGTACAACTGCCTGCAATCGAGCATATCGAGGCAGAGACCACTGTAAACAATGACGGCAGATTCACAATTGTGGTGGACGCATGACAGAACAACCGCCCGTAACCCCTGAGAATCCACAAGACACAGGGGCTGGTACACCACCAACCCCTACAGAACAACAGGCGGCGCAGACTCAACAACAAACCACGGAGGTGACGCAACCTCTGGGCTACGCAGATCACGTCCTCTATGCCCAGGCACTGTATCAGCAACCTTCCTGGGTTGTTGCAGCGGTGTTTACTTCTGGCAAGTTGGATCAGTCCCAGACGTATCTTCCCACTGCGGTACAGAGCGCCATCAATGAAATGATGATGGTACCCGATACTACATTCACCCCGGAGACCACACAATAATGCCAGGCGGTCCGTGGACACCAGCAGCACCTCCAACTCGTCCTGGTCTATACATCAACTTCATCTCGGATGCACTTGCGGCGATTACCGTAGGTGTCCGGGGAAGAGTTGCTATGATCGTCAGGGCGCAGTGGGGGCCAGCAAATCAGGTACAGGTGATTGACAGCTTTGCCGAGCTGATCAATTACTTCACAGCCGACGAATCTGGCACAAACAATGCTTACTATGCCGGACGCCAGGCTTTCATCGGTGGGGCAAGAGAGCTCCGTATGTATCGCATCATGGGGCAGGGGTCCACGAAGGCCAATGCCAATCTGGTGGATACAGCGGGTACTCCCGTGCAGGCCATCAAGTTCGAGGCAAAGAACGAAGGTGTTCTCGGCAATACCTTCACGATCCAGACTCGCCCTAACCCTGGCGATGTCACCAAGACAGACATCCTACTAACGGTCGGCACGACGCTGCAAGCGGTATGGACTAGCAGTACGAGTCGTGGCGCTGTAGGACACATGAAGGACTTGGTGGCGATTGTAAACCAGGATTCGGCCAACTACTGGGTCGTTGCCACACTGATCGCAGAAGGTAACAGCATCCCGGCTACAGTGTCACTGAATCTGACAAGCGGCAGCAATGGTTCTGCACCAGTTATGCAGGACTACGTTGACCTGTTGTCCACCATTGGTCTCGAAGCAGACGATTGGGATGTCTTCACGGTAGATATCAAGAACGCCAATTTGTCTGGCATCGAAGCGACGTTGCTCACCTGGTTCAAGGACATCCGACTTGAAGGATATCGGTCGGCTATGGTACTTGGAAGCGACCTTGGTGAGTCCTCGACCACTGCTGAGGCCACTGCTTCGGGTATCAACAACGAAGGCGTCCAGTACGTCTATCCTGGCGTTATGCAGACCGACTCCCAGGGCAATGCTATCACCGTGCGAGGTGCTGCGTTTGCGGCACAGGTAGCAGGCATCCGGTCGTCGCTGCCGTTGGGCCAGGGAATGACGTACTATCCTGTACAGGAGGTAATTTCACTCGAGACCAAGTCCAAAGGTACCACGATCGACCTTCTTATCAACAACGGCGTCACGGTCATTGGTAAGGCAGGGTTGAACTACCACATCGTAAAGGGTGTGACTTGTATGGTCGTGCCTGGTTACGCGGCTGATGGTAACCCATTGCCTCAGGGCTTCAAGAAGGTTTCGATCGTCAACACGTGTGACGCCATTGCAGCGGCTATCGAGCTGGCTGCTAGAACCAACTACATCGGGAAAGTCCCCAACGACACGGATGGTCAGAATGCCATAGTTGGTGTGGTGCGCGACTTTCTGCGTGTGATGGCAGGGCAACGTGCCATCCGCAACAACTACACGGTTGCGCTCTCGCAAACCCGTGTGTCAGAAGGGGAGCGCCTATACCTTGACATTTCGATGACGGTGGTTGACACAATCGACGTTATCCTTGTCACTGTGAAGGTTGGGTCCTAGCATGGCTCTTAATCCAGATCGTACAATCAACGGCTCCTACGGTGAACTGTTCCTAGATGGTGTGTGGCAAACCCAGGTACAGCGCGTAGAGGGTCGTATCACAATCAACCGTCGTGAGGTGCGCCTTGCTGGTGCACGTCAGACTGGTTACAAGGCGACAGGTACCGCTGGTGACGGTACCATCACAGGCTTCAAAGTCACCAGCTACTTCCTGAGGACGATTGGTGCATACCAGCGTCACAGCCGTAGCCGCCAGATCCCAGCACTCATTCGCTACGAACTGGATGACCCAGAGGCGTTTGGTGCTGAGGTAGTTGAGCTGCTCGGCGTGAAGTTCTGGGAAATCCCGATCGGGTTCCAGGTTGATGAGCTGGTAGAAGAAGCTATTCCGTTCACGTTCATCAACCACAACATGCTGTCCTGCATCGACGGAGACCTGCAAGAGTGGGAATCCGAAGGTAAGGACTGCAACTAACCAAGGAGTAATAGCGGGCATGACCGATACAGTACAAGCACAAGACGTCCGTACCCCTATGCGTAGGGTGGCCCCAAGGCCGAACGAGCAGATTGAGCTTACTCCAGAGGAAGCCGAGAAGCAATACCAGGGCGAAGCGGTAGATCCTCTGGAGGAGTTACTTGCTTATGATTCGGACAAGAAGTTTACTGACGAACTGGACATGAGTCAGTACGGCTTCAAGTCTCCATGGCAAATCACGAACCTGACCGGCCCGGAACACAGCCAGCTTATCGAACGGGCTAGCCGTGTTGTAAAAAACACTGGTTCTGGAACCCTCCAGAAGCAAATGGACGGTCAAAAGTTCCAGGCATTGGTGGTGGCATACGGTGTAAAGTCACCAAATCACAGAGACTCCAAGATCATGCGGAAATACAACATGCGTACAACGCAGGAAGACCGCCTGATTCTGGAGATCTACAAGAACCAGCCTGGGCTTCTGTTGCATGTGTCTAACGCAGTGTTGGAACTGAGCGGTTTCCACGAAGACCTTGTGGAGGTCGCCAAAAGCGCTGATTGAGACGCACCCGGAGACCAACCTGCTGTCTAGGATCTTCATTGAAACGGGTAGATTCCCACATGAGATCTACGACCTGCCGCGTGGTGAGCGTGCGCTCATCTATGCTGCCATGATCACTGGCGCTAAGTTCAAGGGTGGCGGTGAAGCAGGTTCTCCGAAGAACATAAAAACGATGTTGTCTAGGATTCGTGCAGCGAAAGGATTGACTGGTGGCAGTTCGTAGGGTTGTAGCTGCTATTGACGTTGTTATCAATGGACAGCGAAACCTTGACCGCTTGGCTCAGGGGTACCTGGCGGTAGAACGTGCCACCATCAATGCCATAAACAACATCAACCGCATGGCTAGTGCGACTACTACGTCGTCCAGAGCCATGACGGGTATGGCTTCTGCGCTGCGCAATACTGGTACAGCGTTCAACTCTATGGTTAACAGCGTTGTCAAGGGTAGGGAAGCGCTGGATACGCATAGTAAGTCCACTCGTGGCCTGACAGATAACATTCTGTCCCTAACAAAGTCCATGGTCTTGTTCTCTGTATTGCTGCCTCTTGTGCAGTTACCACAGAGAGCAATTGAATCATTGTCGGAGTTTGTCAAGGTAGGTGCCGAGTGGCAGGACCAGATGCGTGTCGCGAACACACTTCTGAGACAGAACGAGCAGCAATTCGAAGCTACCAACGTAGCAGTCCAGAAGTTGTCTATCCAATACAATGTCTCGACGCAGTCTATGCGTGAGCTGTTTACGACTGCGGCATCTAGCGTATCTGCTATCAAAGTCAATACACAGGCCCTGAACGACATGGGCCAAGCTGCGTACGATGCTAGTGTTGCCGTCAAATTGGTAGAAGGCTCTGCGCGGCTAGCTTACGCTACTGGCACAGATGCTTCTGAGGCTACGACCACTCTGATCCAGACTATGGCTACATATGGTCTAGAGATCGAGCATGTGGCAGAAGTGTCCGACTCACTGTTTGCAATTACAGACGTAGGTACAATCCGCTTCAACCAACTAGAGCAGGTCTTGCCTCGTGTTACTGCTGCTATGGGTCCACTGATCCAGCAGTACGATACAGCAGACGGCAAGATGAAGGTGATGAACGAGTCCTTCGCAGCCTTTGCTGCAATGACTCAGGTTATGCCTGCTGAACAAGCGGCTACATCATTTGCCAACATCTTCAAAGACGTAGGCTCAATGTCGGCTGAACAACAGAGGTTGGTATCTTCCTGGGAGCGTATTAGGAAGACACAGGGTCTAGGTGAGGAGTTGAGCCTCGACCCTACTGCCATCATGAAGAACGGCCCGATGGGGGCACTGACTCAGCTACGTAACGTCTTTGATCTGCATGGCAAGATGGTTGACCAGTACGTAGCAAATCAGCGAAAACTAGGTAATGCACAGCCAGAAGAGGCTCTACGTGGCACTGGTCAGCAGCAATTACTACAGCAGTATTTTGGTGACCTGAGGGCTGTCCGAGGCTTCCAGCTAATCACTCCAGAACTGCTGCAAAGAGCCTCGACTGCGTACTACGGTGGACTCCAGGGGGCTACTGGTCAGGGCGTAGCAGAGATGGACAAGAGTTTCAAGGCTGTACAGGGCAAGCTGGAACAAGCTTGGACAGCCATGCAAACTTCCTTGTTCAAATCTATTGAGAAGCCTCTGGTTGCTGGTGTCAATCCAATTGTGGAGATGTTCAACAACCTGTTGAGCGACAATATCTTCCAGAACGCCAGTTTCTTCGGCAAGATACGCATTATTGCCAACAGCCTGATGGATTCCTTTACTGCTTACTACAGGGGGCCAGGTAGAGCAGAAATCCAATCTGTTGGTAGAGATATTGGTGTCTTCGTTGGTGATGCTGTCACAAGTTTCTTCCGTGGTGGCAAAGACAACGTACTGGTAGAGGCTGGCGCAGCATTTTCAGCGGCTTTCATATCTGGTATCCAGCAAACGTTTCCAGATATGTTGAAAGCAATGCTGACTAGCGTCATTACCAGGGATGTCGTTGAAGCAATCGCTATCCGTTATGTCACCAAGGGTAAAATTCCAGACAATGCTAGTCGTGCTCTTGCATTGGGAGTCCCAGCTCTGACTACAGCAGTGACTCAAAGTACCTCAGGTGGTGGGTTCAATAACGATAGTGGTCTTGGTGTAGACTTGGGATCTCTAGCGTTGCCTGCTGTGGGTACTGCTGTTACTAGTGTCGCAGCAGCGGCATTGTTCAAGAGATTTGGTAGTAAGAATATCTTTGGTAAGTCTGGTATTCCATCTCCTTTTGGTGGTTTGCGCAGCCCTAAGGATGTTATGGAAGCTTTCCAGGTCTGGGCAAGTATGCGGTCTGGTGCTGCCAGTGTTAGACCCCCAATACCTTCTCCTAGTGGTCTAGGTGGTTTGATGAAGGTGGTTGGCGGCAAGTCTGGTCTCGTCGGTGCTGGTTTGCAGGCAGCTATGACGATTCCTGAGTTGATGTCTGACGAATCAGAAAGAGAGAAATGGGGAGCAGTAGGTGGAACAGTAGGTAGTATTGGTGGAGGTATCCTTGGTGCTGGTATCGGTGCTGCCACTACTGGTGGTCTAGGGAGCTTTATCTTAGCTGCTGCTATGGGTATGGGCGGTAATGCGGCTGGTAGATGGATTGGTACGTCTGCATTCGATCTAACCCATCCTGGCACAGGTAAAGCTGGCGAACCAATGACGGTTGCAGACGCTGGTGCTCCAGAACGTACTGCCATTTCTCAGATGTTTGCACAAGGCGTAGACGATAGCCTGGCTACTTCACTACTTACGCAGATCCGAGACATACTTTCTCATGGCAGCGTTAGTGCTACTGTTTCAGGTGGCCCTCCTGTAAGAGCAGCAGGGAGTGCACAGTCACCTGCGGCAGCTACAGGCGGAACAGGTTTAGGATCTAGTTTTGTAAACCAACTAGACACACAGCAGTTGACACCGCAGCAGGCTCAAGCTGCTTGTGGTCCTGCTGCGGCAGCGTTCTTCGCCAGAGCATACGGACGTAACCCAACACTGAAGGAAGCATATGCTCTGGTAACCCAGATCCAAGGTGGTGATCCTGCTGCGGCTGGTGTAGGTGGTACCAAGGGAGTACAGACTATCGGTACTGCCCTGACAAAGTTGGGTGTCGGGAACGAAGTCTACCAGGGTAAAGATGTAGACTGGGGTAAACTGGCGAACAATGCTCAGGCTGGTATCCCAGGTGTCGTCAATATCGGACCTCGTGGCAAGTTCCCAGGTCACTTCTTCCAGATTGGTGGTTGGGATCCGTCTACTAACAGATTCAATGTAGGTGTCTCTGGTACGGTTGTCTCGAAGTGGGGTGGCAAGGAGTGGATGACCCCACAAGAGATGTCTGCATTGGGTCCTGTTATGGGAGCCGTCTACGGCACTGGCGCTCCTGGTGGCGGCACAGGAAGTGGTCCTGGAGGATCACCTGTTACAGAAGCAGACATTGCAGCCATGCAGGGGCAGGCAGGAACAGGCACAGGTCCAGGAGCTGCGGCTGGTGGCGGCACAACAATCACCATTCAAAACCTAATGAACGTAGAGCGTATGGACGGGAATACTGATATCAGGTCGTTGTTGGGCCAGATGGCAGATATGTTGACCAAACTGTCTACTGGTGGTTCCGTTGTCGGTCAAACAGGATCGGTTACCCCATGACAATGAACCCTGAAACAGGTGAAGGCTTTGATGCCGTACAGGTAGGCGAGCAAGTCTACTTTGACCCCAATGCCACAGATCCTACATATCCAGGGTCTGTTGGCCTGGAGATGCGGAAGAAGACTTACTGGCAGGGCGACGTAGAGTTCGACACCTTTGAGACAGTAGGTCCAAAGTTTGGCCCCAAATGGCCTGATGGTACAATGCGTACTTCAGGTCTTGGAGTTGATACAGATGTCTGGGGCCTTAGTACCAAAGATCCGCCACCTCCAGGCTATGCACCCTGGCTGAACAATGGAGTGCCTGGTGGTGGGACAGCTAGCGGCACCAACATCTTTGTCCCAGCAAGAAGTGCACCTAATCTTATTGAGATCAATCCCAAGCACGACTGGACTCCGTGCGTTGAGATCGATGGTTCCCCCACAATGGGGGAGGGTGCGCAGCGTAATTTCATTGATATCACACTCTTAGGGGCATACGGTGGAGACATCAAGTTTCCCGTAATGCCAGAGGAGTTTGGCGCTGATTTCACCCATGAATACTGGACACCGAGAGTAGTTGGTCTGGGTGAGATCATCATGCCTGGCGGGCAGTCAATGGAGACTATCAGCTGGGACAGCTTCTTCCCGAGCCACTACGATTCAGACTACATGTTCATCACACCAACTGAGCTTGAGGATCCCAGGTCGCTAACGTCCAGACTAATCTGGACAATGCGATTCAAGATGAACTGTATGCTGGTGGTAGGTGGCGGCATATGGAATGATCAGGTAGTAATCACCAACTTCAACTACAGACACAAAGCTGGTGAGATCTTCGACATTTACTACACGATCTCCATGAAAAGGTACCGTGCGCCGATTGTCACCACGTCGCCTAACCCAGACTCTGAGAAGGACAGGTGGCCTAAGGATCCGCGCAAGCCTGGTGCTACCACGGATTCTGGTGTTGCTGTTGAGATTCCAGACAACACTGATCCTAACCCTGCTGAAGTACCAGTGGTACCGGATACTCCCACTACCCCACCAACTGACCACACTGGCGGTAGAGATTCTCTTATCCACATTGAGACTACGCTGGTTGTGGAAGAGCCTCTAAACCTCCAGCATGTTGATCCAAACATCGGCTACATAGATCCCAACGACCCCAATTTGCCTGACGAATATAGGCATCCTGGCGAAACACTTTCTCAGGTAATGGGTAGGGTGAACAGTAAGGGACCAAATGACATGTCTACCCTATTGGCTCTAAACCAGTGGGTTTTGGACAACCATTATGATCCCTACACTAGTCCCCTCAAGGTTGGTAGCGGTGTGAGGTACTACAGCGAACAGCCAGTATCCGCAGCCAAGCCGACTGTTATCGATCAAGCCGTTACTGCTGTGGAAGGTGCTGCGACAGCAGTAGCTGGAGCCGCTGCTGCTGGAACTGGAGCTGTAGGGGCTGGATTGTCTACTGGTCCTGTTGGGGCTGGTGCACAACTTGGTCCGACAACTACTGGCTCTGCTGGTACCGACAACACAATTGGTATGCCGAAGAATACACCTTCTGAGACACCAAGGAAGGGCATGCCGCCCAAATTCTAATGCCACTACTTAGTACGCAAACCCCAAACATCAACGACCTCAAGATAAGTGAATACAAGGTCGTGGTGGTTAGTGCTGACCTTGGCACTAGCCAGGACTTTACTGAGATCGTAACCTCCATTCAGTGGGATTACGATCTTGACCAACCTGCTGAGCATTATACCGTCACTTTTGCCCACACGCAGAACATTGCTAATCTTGTCAAGCCTGGTGACAGGATTAAGATCTATGGGTACGGTGTACGTCCGGTAGGTAGTAACCTTGAGATGACTTGGGACCTGCTCAAGAGGGCATTTATCTCCAAGACCACTTTGAGTAGTGAAGAGGGTGGCACTCTCCAAGCTACTGGCTACAACGTCATGTGGTACATCATGCGTAATAAAGACTCTATTATGCTTGAGAGCGAGACGGCTAGCCAGTTCATCACGCGCACGGCTGCATACTACGGTATACCGTTGGGCACTATCATGGACACTGGTGTGCAGCTAGAGCGTGAGCCGTTCATGAACCGTACCATCTGGGACATGTGGGTCTCTGCGTTGTCCTATACCAGAGACATCAATGCTGATGCACGGTTCCTGTTGCAGGAGAATGCTGGCAAGGTAGAGCTTGTGGCGCGTACTCCACCAAGTGGCATCTGGAACTTCAATCGTGGTATGTTCGAGCCTGGGCCAGACTCTTGGAACAACAACCCTGGAAATATCTTCTCCTCACAGAACAACTTTAGCATGGAGAACTACTCAAACGTCATCAGGGTCTACAAGGGTAGTTCTGGAGGCAGCACTGCTAATGATCTGCTGGAGGGTGGTAGTGGTGGTGGACCAAGTCTGATCTTCCAGTGGCCTGCCCAGGATGTTATTGAGGCTGGAAACGATAAAGAAGTCAACAAGTACGGTATGTTCTCAGAGTCTGTAGATCTGCAAGCACCTGGCGAGGTAGCACTCGATCTGGGTAACGACAGAGCTAATGCAGAACAGCAGGGCATGAAGCTGTATAAGAAGTTGGTGAAGTTTGAGAACACAGGTACTATCACCACCTTCAATATCAACACGGTGCGGGCTGGCGACCCTGTACATATCCGTGATGAGATTACTGGTCTGGTTGGTAAATACTACGTAAAGTCGGGTACCCACACAGTATCAGACCAAGAAGCTTCAATGTCTCTTACGGTGAACATTGAAGATGCACTGCCTGAAGCCTACGCAGCTAGAGCACAGACGAAGGCTAGCTCTGCTGGTAGCGATCTGCTTGGTCCAGCCGTGGCTGGTAGTGGCGGGCAGACTGCTGTACCGTCTGGCCGTGAGTGGACCAAGATGTCTGGCTCGGTTAGCGTCCTTGACAGATACCAACTGGCTGTGGCGGCTGGTTTCTCGCCTGTACAGACTAATGACGATGCAATCAAGATGGTCGCCATTAGCTTGTACGAATGCGGCAACTGCGACATGACCTATCCCGTCAATGGGCATGATACAGGGTTGTGGCAGATCAACGAGGTACATTGGCCGACGTATGGTGGGCCAGACGTCCTGGCAGCTCCAGCTACAAATGCCAGAGCAGCTTATGGTATCTGGAAGGGTGCTGGTGGTGGTGAAGCAGGATTCCGCCAGTGGCACGTCTATCCCAACTGGAATGGAGCAGGTGGTGGTACACCACAGGGTGAGTACAATGCCAAAGTGGAGTATGTGCGTGCTATCGTAGGTTCTGGTGCACAGAAGACTTCCCCAGATTGGCAGCCGGTCAACGTCATAGGCCAGCTACCCACGAACCACGAAGCCAATTACTCCCAGCGAGATATTAGTGCCATTACTGGTGTGACGCTCCACTACACTGCTGGTCCTGCTAGCCAGACAGCCTACCAAGTGGCTCAGTATCAGACTTCTGAAGCAGCCAGGGGACAAACTGGTAACAACACTCCGTTCCCAGGTCTGGCATACACGTTCTTTGTCGAGCAAGATGGTAAGACGTCTATGGCATGGGACCTCAATGTAGCGTGTTGGCACAGTGCGGCTAGCGGTAGGAACCAGACCTATGTCGGTATCTGTTATGCTGGTGACGTAGCACCTAATGACGAGCAGATGACAGGTATGGCTAATGCTATCGGCTACTGCCAGAAGAAGATTGGTAGGAAGCTTACTGTAGAAGGCCACAAGGATGCTTATTCAACAGAGTGTCCTGGTCCGCAGTGGCCTGCGTGGAAACAGACCGTGCTCAATAGGATTCCCAACTAATGACCACGATAGATGGGCCGCAGAAGTTTCTAAACCTTCTGCGTAACATTGCAGATCAAGAGGACAAGATGAATGCCCTTACGGGCACAGGGCTTGTCCTCAGAACTGGTGTTGTCCTCACTGCTTTGCCAGAGATCACGATATCCATGGATGGTGAGTCTTCCATGGGTGGCCCGATGATCTTTGACCATTCCAAGGGTGACTTGCTTATACCAGAGGATCTGTTCATAACAACTGGCGACACGGTTGTTATGGCCCCTCTGTCCAAGAGGCGTTGGGTTATCCTGTTCAAGACCCGTACCAGTGCAGACCAGATATATCGTGCTCGGTTTGGCCTGAACAACGACAGAGCTGGTGGTGAGTTTGCTGGTCTGGAAGTTATAGAGGATCCTGTAACTGGAAAAGTCACGATTAATCTGGTTGGTGGTATCACTAATGTTAGTGGCGGTACTACTAACGTCAACGGTGATAATGTTTATGTTAACAATTCGGAAATAGCCGACGACGTTATAGTCGGACCTCCCGGACCCGCTGGTCCCGCAGGCCCTCCCGGTACTTCTGGCCCTCCCGGAAAAGACAGCACCGTGCCTGGACCTGCGGGACCTGCTGGCCCGCAAGGTAATCCTGGACCAACTGGCCTAGCTGGTCCTGCTGGCGCTACTGGACCCAAAGGCGATCTAGGCCCCAGGGGTAACGAAGGCCCAGAAGGACCTAGAGGTCCACAGGGCTTGATGGGTCCACAAGGGTTCGATGGGAAGACCGGGCCACAGGGACAGCCTGGTGCTACTGGACCCACTGGACCACAGGGGAATCCTGGACCTAAGGGGGATCCAGGACCACAAGGCGTAATGGGTACGCCAGGGGCAACATCGACTGGTGCTCACGAGGAATTTGTTCCACTTGCTGGTGATACTGTTGTTCATCTTAGTATGCCAGCTATCGTCTTGCTGTTTGTGGCCAGAGGCGGCGTGGTTCAGTCAATTGTCGATGGCAACTATATGCTGACGGACGGTGGCAACACAGTAACTTTCAGTGAGCCATTCAATGGTACCGAACGTGTTATAATCTCATATGGTGCCGCTACGATGGTTGGTGCCGACACACAATTGCGTATTTACGTACAGAACTTGATGTCGATACTAGATCCAGGTGGAGTACCGCCACCACAGGCAGCAACAGCACAAGGTCCAGCGGTAGATGCAGAACTGCGTGATTATCTCAAGGTCATCATGGCAAAACTAGATCCGGGCGGTCCACCACCACCATCGTAAGGAGAACTAATGGCTGGTTCAAAAACAGATGCATTTGAATCCAGGTTAATCGACCATCTGTTCAAAGGTGGTGCGACACCTGCCTTGACTGCATTGTCAACGGTATACGTCGCCCTCTACACGGCAGTGCCTAGTGATACTACGGCTGGTACTGAGGTAGTTGGTTCTTCTTATGTTCGACAAGCGGTTGCTGCTGCTGGATGGACACATACACCAGGATCCAATACCGTGACAAATGCTGCGGAAGTAGCATTCGCTGCTGTTACAGCCGCACCCTACACGGTCGTCGGCTGGGCTATCTGCGACGCCGCCAGCGGTGGTAACCAACTGTATTGGGGTGATTGCCCTAGCACGGCAATGAGTGTCGGTGACATCCCTCGGTTTGCTCCTGGGGCTTTGACAATAACTGAAGACTGATGGCAGAGATTCTACCTGGCAATGGTCTTCGTAGTAGCCTTGCTGCTGATCTCACATCTGGCGCTACAACGTTGCGCATTGTCACTTCTGATGCGACCAAGTGGCCTACAGGTGGTGAATACCGTGCCGTAATTTGTCAAGATCCCTCCAATGGCCCTTACGAACTGGTATATGTCACGGGTGGGCAAGGCACAGATACTTTGACCGTTACACGTGCGGTAGAGCCATACAATGGTGATCAGACTGCACGTGCTTGGTCTACTGGTGCTAGTATCTCAGCAGTTATCACACAGAATAGTCTGAAGAATGCTGCGGGTACAACGTTTCCACTAAGTCAAAACCTGACGTTTAGCCCAGACAACACGTATGATATTGGAGCAGTGGCGGCTAACCGCCCGCGCAGTATCTACGCAGCGTCTAGTGTGGTTACGCCTTCCATTGACTCTCAGGGCGTTGCTTTGACCGTCGGCCCAACGACGAATAATGTCCTGAACTTTCGTACCAATAACGTGACGCGCTGGCAGATCTCCAACACTGCCCTGCTCGCGGGCGCTGATAACACTTACGATATTGGTGCCAGCGGAGCGAACCGGCCCCGGACGATCTACGCTGCGACAAGTTTCATTGGTCCGGGCTCTATCCCTACCGGCGGCACCACAGGCCAGGTCCTCTCGAAGTCGAGTAATTCTGATTACGCTCTGACCTGGACCACGATCTCCGGCGGTGGGATTACCCTACCATTGGCCCAGAACCTGACGTTCTCTCCGGACAATACATATGATATAGGCGCAACCTCTACAACCCTGCGCCCTAGAAACATCTACGCTGCTGGCTTCTTCCAGACAGCGACTGGGATCTACACCCCGCTGTTCCAGTCGGCATCTGGGTCCCTGTCCTTTGGAACAGCGTTTGCTTCGCAGTGGCAGATCTCTACTGCGGGCCACTTCATGACGCTGACCGACAACGTCTATGACATCGGGGCGTCCGGCGCGAACAGGCCTCGTGATTTCTACCTGGGTCGCAACGAGATCATCGGTGGCACTAGCCAGATCAGCGGCACGCTAGGTATTGGTGTGGCTCCGGTCACATACTCCGGTCTGATCTTCCAGCCCACCATGTCAGGAGCGAATCAGTTCGCGCTGTATGCCCCACTGACGTTCAGTACCACTGGAACTGGCAATAACTTCGTCTTCTATACGCTTCCGACATTTGCTGCCAGCACGCGCACCGTAGCATCAGGAGCTAGTTTCTACGCCGATTCCCCGACACTTGGTTCGGGTGTAACGGTCACCAGTATGTTCGGGTACTACGCTGCTAACCAAGGCAAGTCGGGCGTGACTAACGCTTATGGTGTCTATATAGCGGCGCAATCCGGTGCTACGACCACCAATATCGGTCTGCGCAACGAAGGTACTACGCGCTTGACTGGGCGGGTGGGGATCAATAACGACCCGTGGGTGGACAACACCCGCTACGTTGCCATCAGTGGTGTCGTCTCGATCTTCAACGGCACCATGTCCCTCGACAACGGCATGGGTGTGGGTCCCAACTCGGCCACCATGCTCAATGTTGGCGGAAACCTGACTGGTTCAGCGACCCAGAATGGCATGTACTTCAGGGTCAACGGTGATGCCACGGGAACGGCACAGATCATCGGCGTAGCAGTGCAAGTCGGCACGGCCAACGGCAGCTATACCGCTCCTCTTGTGACTGGGTTCTACGTCGACGGGCCTATCCCTGGTACTGGCACAACGATAACCAATGTGCGCGGTATCAACGTTGTGAACCAGGGTGGCACTGGAAAGACGAACGCATACGGAATCTACCTTCAGGCCACTTCTGGTGCGAGCAGTGCCAACTATAGCCTTTACAATCTGGGTAATAGTTTCTTTGGGCAGCAGGTATACATCGGCAGTCTTAACCAAACCATTCGCAACTCTGTCAACTCCTCGGCTTCGATTAGTATCGAGAGCGCAGACGGATATGCTCAACTTCAAGGAAAGAACTCGGTACTGATCGGAAGTAACGCCTACTATGATGGCACCAACTGGCAACGGTTCACCACCGCAAACGGAGCGATGCACATCAACTTTGGCGGTGTAACCAACACTACATTTGCCATCTATGCTGTTCCGTCCGGAGCTAATCCAATTTCTGGGTGGACAAATATGCTGACCGTGGACTCTGTTGGTAATGGAAACTTCGGTGCCAGCGTCCATGCGGCTAGCTTCTCTACTGGTCCATCATTTGGGGGTGGTTGGCCGATTGCAGGTGATCTCAATGTAAGCCGCGGTGGCAACCCTGTCACAGGCTACGTATTTCTGGGCGACAGTAACCATTACGTCGGTTATGATGGCAGTCAGTACCGTTTCTATATAAACAATCTACTCATAGATGGCTCGCTTACGGTTACTGGCAATTACATCTATTTGCCTGATGCCAACTCTTATCTGGTAACATCGTCCGGATACTTCTATCTTCGTTCAGCAAATGGACTGGTTGTTCAGAATGCTGGAGGGACTGCCACTCAAATTACTTGTGGTCCCATTTCTATCAGTGGTGCGGTTCTTACAGCCACTGCTGTAGGTGGACAACAGGCAGTTATCGCGAACTCTGGTAATGGTGATCTTGTTCTAGGTGGCGGTGCGTCACATCTGTACATGCACCCCAATTTCACTGTTGGTGTTCAACAGAGTTACCCTAATTTCAACGTCTTCGGATTCACAGGCATTTTGTGCAATGGGATCACCACCAACTCATCCCGACGTTACAAGAAGAACATTACCAAGATTACCGATGCGCTAGCTATGGTGATGGATCCAGAAGTGGAGGGAACGCATTTCCTCTACAATCCACCACAGCAAGTGGAGAAAGATGTGCCAAAGTACGGGTTGATTGCTGAGCCGTGGGAGCGCATCGCACCAGATGTAGTCGATCATGACGCAGATGGGTTACCGCGTAGCATGGACTATCAACAAGTTACGGCGATTCTACTCCAGGCGTTCAAGGAATATGTCACGACAGCAGATACTCGCATCTTGGAATTGGAAACACAAGTAAAAGAATTGGAGAAGAAAGCATGACGATACCTCCGGCTCCCACCACGATAGGTACCAATCCTCGGAATGCTGATGAGGTAAATGGTCTGGTTGGTACACACCTCAAGGGGTTCCTGGCTGCGAAAGCAACTATCGAGCAAGACCAGAACTTTATGGCTGCGACGGACCTGAAGGCTGCACCATACGGGTTTACAGCAGATCAGGAGACAGAGATCAAAACGGCGATTGCGCAGCTCAACACTTCACTCCAGACAGTTGACTTGACATTCATTTCTCGCATTGTGGGAATGTTCTAGAAACTGTCAACTTGAGATAGTGGCGTGCCCTTACCATCTACAGGGATACTCGGTACACCGTTCAGCACGCCTGGGGTAATTACCCCAGGATCTCCGTTTCCTGTTCTCGGTGGTCCGCGTGATCTAACTGGTGTTGCTAATGGTATTGGTGCGACAACAGCTACAGTCACAAGTAGGCGAGCTCTTACAGGAACATCTGCTGGTACTGCTACTGATGTAGGGCAGCTTACAGGGAAACGTGCACTAACTGTCTTATCTGTAGGTGTAGCCACAGATGTTGGGACGATATCTGCAAGACGGTCACTTGTAGTATCGTCCTCTGGTAAATCCACAGCAGTTGGCACAATTTCCGCTAACCGACTGTTTGCAGTATCTTCGTCTGGTAGTGCGACAACACTTGGGGAGATTTCTGCTAAGCGATTACTTGTAGTTTCTTCCTCTGGTGAAGCGACAGCATCGGGGGATATATCTGCCGGAAGATCACTTTTAGTAGTTTCTTCTGGTGGGTCGACAGTATCAGGGATTATAACTGCAGAACGATCACTTGAAGCATCTTCCTCTGGTAGTTCGACAGCATCAGGAATAATTTCTAATACCAAAGCATCACTAATAGGCATTGCTTCTGGTGTTGCTAGCGTTAGTGGTCTTATAGGGCGTAAGAGACCTCTTGTTGCTGCTAGCGCTGGTGTAGCGGTAACAACGGGTGTAATAAGCCGTGAGATAACGCTGATACCGTCTAGAGCAGTTGGTAGCGCTAGTGCTAGTGCTGTCATACGGCGCTACCGTAGTCTTGTGGCTTCTTCTGATGGAATTGCTGTAGTTTCTGTTACGGCATTACTTAGAAAGAGACCGCTGCTTGGCTTATCCGATGGTGTAGCTGTAACTAGTGGTGTAACGATCCTAAGAACGAGAGCTATAGTTGGTAATGCAAATGGAAGGGCTACGGCGTCTGTTATACCAACCAACACAGCACTAGTTCTCTGGAACGGATCTACTTTTACTAGGGCAGGCAACTATCCTATGGTATTATGGGACCAAGCGGAATTTGAACTAGTGGTGGAGGAAGGCGAGGAAAACGTGGACTACGTAGCATATAGAGACTCAACTGTCCAATTCAATCCAGTGAATATGCCATGACGAAGCAACAAGTCGCCAATGGTATGCTTAAGGATTTCCCTTGGGATGGTACAGAGCTTGCTACGCCTCTGACGTTGCCTGGTGCACTCCTTGCGCCTACCTACTTTGAGCAGCAGCAGATCGCTACACCAACTAATCCACCAGCGGGTAGCCTGAGACTATATCCAAAATCGGATGGAAAGTTTTACCAGTTGGATTCTGCTGGTAACGAGATAGTCATTAGCGGTATGTCTCAGGCCCAGAGTGATGCACGGTACTTGCGGCTTACTGGTGGAATACTCAGTGGTGCATTGTCAATCAATGCTGGTCTTTCTGTCCAGAACATTGCAGCATCTGGAAAGATCACTGCTGATGGCATAGTTGCCAACACATATAGATGGACGCCTGAAGGTGATGGGGAAACTCTATACAAAGAGATGCCTGGCAGGTTACGTCTTTCTGGTGCACAACTGACAATAGACCAGAACGTCAACATTGGTACCTTTGGGCAGTTTGCAGAGATCGCATCACCAGTGACTCCCAACACTGGTTTCTTGCGGCTGTATGGTAAGAGCGACCATAAGCTGTATTTGAAGGATACCAGTGGTGCAGAGAGTCCACTTCTAACACAGATTTTGGCAGATGCGCGATATGATGTGTTGGGTGCGGCAACTACTGGTGATGCAACCCATGTAGCCAACATTGACCCACACCCTCAGTATCTGACAATGGCGGAGGGTGATGCGCGTTATGCCATTATTTCTGGTGCTCCTGGTGGTACTTATCTGACAGACGGAATGGCAGATACCATGTACGTCCGTCAAGATGGTACTAAAACTATGACGGGTGGTCTGCGGTTTCAACCTGATAATACTGTAGATATCGGCGCATCTGGAGCAAACAGGCCTCGTACAGTGTATGTGGGTACGTCAGTAGTGACTAACTCAGGTACTCAGCAGGTGTCGCTTGGTGTGTCCGCGACCTCAGGTGCGTATCTCGTGGGCAGTAACTTTGGCTCGATGATCTTCGGGTCGGCCAGTACGCCGTACTTTTCGATGAGCGGTAGCAACTTCCTGCCGTCTACCGACAATACCAAGGATATCGGTACGAGCTCGCAGCGCATCCGAGACCTGTATCTGTCGCGAAACCTCCTCAGCCCGTCGGCTGGTTCGATCAACTTCATCCCCACGGCGGTCGGCTCGTACGGCGCGGGCGTCTGGGCCTCGATGAACGCCTACTTCGACGGCACGAACTTCCAGGCCTACACCGTGGCGAACCCGACCGCTTACCTCAACCTGAGCGCAGGTGGCGCTGCGGTGGCCATCGCGCCCGCCCATGCGAACCCCGTCACTGGAATCCGGTGGCTGTGGGGTGTCAGCCAGTCAGGCACGGCGGGCGCGAGCATGTTCCTGGGCAGCGCAAACGAGGTCATCCGCAACCCCGTCAACAACGCGGCGCACCTGAGCATCGAGAGCAGCGACGGCTACCTGTTCCTGTCCTCGAAGCAGGGCACGCACGTCGGCGGCAACGCTTACTGGGACGGTACCACCTGGCAGCGCTGGGACACCACGGCAGGTTCGACAGTCGTCATCGCCAGCACTGGCGGCATCCTCTTCCAGACGTCGGCGGCGGGTACTGGCGCATTGGCGCAGACCACCAAGATGACCATCGACCTGGGTGGCAGCATCGGTATCCGCACCGCACCGATGTCTGGCTACGGCGTTCGCATGGTCGGCTTCGGGGAGACGAGCGCCACTATTGGTTATCAGCACGTCAATGCGGCAGCGACACGGAACATCTTCTACACCCGTGACGACGGGTACGTATACATCGCTGGTCCGTTCCAAGAGGACGGCGCGGCCACCTTCGGCAGCACGGTGAGTATCGCGGGCACGCTCAGTTCGGGGCAGATCAGCGCTCCCTACGCGGTCCTCAACGGCATGGACGTGGGCACGGGACCAATCTATTTCAAGAACAACGGTAGCTACTATATCAACTGGGATGGTGGCAGCTACTTCCAGGCTGTGAATATGAACGTGATGTCGTGGGGTGGTTTCTACTTCAACGGTAACGGGGCAATCTACCTGGGCGGCTGGGACGGCACGTGGATTCACGCCTCACACGGTATCATGCTGAACAGCGGAAGCTACGGGTTCAGCAACAACGGCGGGGTGTACTGGAATTACGACGGGACATGGATGCGTGCCTACGGCACGTCTGGTATTGGTACCTCTGGTAGCTACTACTGGATGGCAAATAACTCAGCCGTTGGTCTGTACTGGGACGGCACCTGGGTCAACGTCCAGCCGCGCATGTGGTCTCCGAACGAAATGAGTTGCGACGTCGGCATCATCCGCAACACAACGAGCGGCCTAAGGTTCATTGACGACAACGTCCGCATCTTCCGTCCGACCAGCACCAACCAGATGAAGATTTACGTCTATGACGCCTGGTGTCAATGGCATCGTGCTTGGGATGGTACGAGCATGGGTTATGTAGATCTGGCTGGTTTCCACAATCCATCAACACTAAAGAACAAGTCAAACATCAAGACGCTCCGTGATGGAATGTCGTTGATTGCTGATGAGCGCGTGCGACCTGTGCGTTATACTATCAACGACAGACGTCAGAAACAAATATTTGCCCGACCATCGGTTGGCTTTATTGCTGAGGAAATGGTCGAGGTTGTTCCTGAAGTCGTTGGTCTGGATCCGGACACAAATGAGCCGGTGGGTATCAATTATGGTGCACTGGTACCTATCTTGTGGGACGCTGTACGAACACTCAATGCACGTGTTGAAGAACTAGAGGAGAAACTAAACGTATGACTTTCCCAACTTACCCAACGTTTCCCACTCCTCCTGGGCAATCACCAACAACAGTAGGTGGAAACCCACGTAGCCCAGACGAGGTCAACGCGGTTATTGGCAAACACCTCAGTGATTTCCTTGCGGCGAAAGTCGCAATAGATCAAGATGCACGGTTCTGTGCTGCTACCGATTTGAAGGTTTCGCCGTACAATTTCACTGGTGATCAGGAGGATGCGTTGAAGGCCGCAGTTAGCAGTTTGGATTCGGCACTGGATGCCATCGATCTCACGTTTGTTATGCGCATAGTGGGTTTGGCATGAAATACATCCCTCTTCGCACAATCGAAGTGCCTGATGGTCAGCCACTTTCATACGATGAAGTGATCCGTACTGTTATCCGCCAGCCATTGGAGAAAGACAAGGGAGTCAACATCGAAGAGATGCGCAAAGGTATCCGCATCTTCGATAAGTTAGATGCGAGTACTGATGTTCTCGAGTTGGAGGATGCAGACTATGCCCATCTCAAGGCAAAGGTTGAAGCAATGCAGTGGGGCTTGGTGGACCGAAATCTACTAGACTTCATCGATGCCGTACTGAATGCTTCAGACACGAGCAAGAATGGGAAAGTCTCAACCGATGAGGTAGTAAAGGCTCACTAATGCCTATACAAACCGTACCCAGGTTTGAGGATCCAGCGTTCATTGCCGACGTCCAGGACCCTTCTACCGAACCAACTTGGGGCACAGCACCATTGTTGAACTTTGACACAGCAGATGGCTCTCTGATTGTGTTCAATGAGTCCAACCAGTTTGTGTTTGCCAACCCCGCTATGACCCTTGAGCAGCTTATCGTCAAGTCGATGATCACAGAGCGGCTGATGTATAATGCTTACGATAAAGGGTTCGGCTCGGACTTTTGGGTCATCATTGGGCGCGGTTTGAGTGAGCTAGCTATACAGTCTGTTGCCGAGCGTTATGTACGTGAGTGTCTTGGCAATATCGACCTGATACGCTTCATTGACAACTTCGTTACACAGGTACAGGGGGACCAGCTCTATCTGTCGTTCCGCGTGGTAACCATTTCGGGGCACGAGAAAGAGTTTAGTTTCGCAAGGACGATTCGGTGACAACAATTATCTCAGTATCTCCAACGTTGACCCAGGTTGGTGTTGATACAACGGTAGAGATCACTGGGACTGGATTTCTAACTACTTCGGTAGCTAGACTGCTAAGCCCAGAGGATCCGCCAGTAGAATACCCGTTGGCGAATTTCCAACTGGTAACTAGCAGTATGATTCGCTCGGTTGTACCCGCCAATACCATTCCCATTGGATTCTATTCCATGGTGGTTGATAATGGCGGCGAAGACATAGCACAGTTGGACAATGCTTTCAGGATTAGCGTCAACCTTCCTGCCTTACCGTTTCAGACCAACAATACAACAGACGTCATCCAGCAGCGCATTATGGACCGCATTGGAATAGCACCCAATGGGTTACCATACGACAAGCGCCAGGGACAAGTACCCTGGGATATGACTGCTGCACAGGCACCAGAGTTTGAGAAGATCTACAAGCGTCTGGACGATCTGTTTCCACAGGGTTTTGCGCAGTTCATGGGTGGTGCGCTGCTAGACCTGCGTGCTGAAGAACATGGTGTACTGAGGAATACAGCCAGTTTCGCACAGACGGTGATGGAAGTCACGGCTGCCGTAGGTACCGTGATCCCTAGCACTATTTCCTTCAGCACTACAGCAACACCGAACACTACAGACAGACCACTGGTCTTCAATAGTTTGGAGACGGCCCCTATAACGTTCAAGAATCCGGTTGCAGGGCTGGTGACTAGCTCTACTACAACTAGTCTGACAGACAACACTGCGGCGTGGGCTGTGGACCAGTGGAAGGATTACTATGTCCTGATCACTCTGGGCAAGGGTCTCAACCAGTGGCGCAAAGTGATCAACAACACTGCTACCACTATCAATGTCATGGATTGGGATCCAGGTGGTATTCCTGATCTGACATCGACCTACAAGATCTTCACTGGTGTCAGGGTTCAAGCGGCAATAGCAGGCAGAAACGGCAACGTTCTGGCGGGTGCTATCAACAGACTGGCAGTACCTGTCTCGTTCGTTAGCAGGGTGACAAACCCTGTGCCTGCTGTTGATGGTGTAGACAGGGAGTCGGACAGACTGTTCCTGAGCAGGTTCCTGTTGACGGTTCGGCAGAGGTCCGCTGGTGGTAACGATACAGACTACCAGATCTGGGCACGCGAAACTCCGGGAACTAGCCTGGGTACGGTTAGCGTCATTGAGGAATGGGCAGGATACGGCACTGTCAAGGTAGTTATCGTCAACTCCGATAACTCTATTCCAGACGCTGCTACAGTAGGCAAAGTGTACGATTACATCCAGACCCGTAGACCAATCGGGGCACACGTCACTGTAGAAGCTGCTGTGGCTGCACTGATCGAAGCCAGGTTTACTCTGACTGTGCAAGAGAACTTCAGCCTGGTGGCAGTGCAAGAGCAGGCGAGGGATGCTATTACTACCTTCCTCAATGCTCAGCCTGTTGGCGGCGAAGATGGGCACGTCATGTTCTACCGCGTGCAGCAGGCAGCTATTGCAGGGACAGATGGCATCGAGACGTTTGATATGTACTCTACGGGTTACGGTATCAGGCGTGCTGGAGCATCTTCCTTCAGTACCAACAACGTAACCGTTACGGGTACTGAGAAACCAGTTGCAGGGACGGTAACGGCTGTATGAGAGACAAAGATTTCTACGGTTGGGGCGAGCTCTTGATGGAGAACTTGCCCACTTACTGGGAAGAAGACGACTTCATGCAGCAGTTCCTGATGGCTCTCGGGTTTGAATTCGACCCGATAGGCAGGTTCGTGCGTTTCATGACCGATGCAGAGATATATGGAGCCATCGGGCAGCAACTGACTACGAACCTGGAACCGATGCATTCCGCGTGGTTTGTGCGCACTGCCAACGAAGCAGCGATGGCGTACTGGGAACAGATGTTCAGCTCACCCATTGATGCTTCATCAACGCTACCAGAGCGCAGGGCGAATATTATCACTAGAATGCAGGGTACCGCAACACCTACGCCTGCATATATACACTCGCAGATCGCACAGTATGCAGATGAGATTGCAGTAGTAGAATACTTCGACTTGCCGCCAACCGATCTTAGGCGTTATAGTTTCAGTATTCGCATCATCAAACCCAAGGGATTTCCGCCCAACGTACAGTCGAATATAAACCTCATGATCAAGCGCATAAAGCCATCACACCTGGGTTACTTCATTGAGTATAGTGAAGTGACTTGGCATGGTGACACCAGCAACATGACGGACAGAACGTGGGCAGATCTTGGCAACGTAACCTGGGCAGATCTCCGATTTGAGTAAGGTGAGCAAATGCAAACAACCGTTCGACACGGATTTCTACTTCCAGAGGTAACTGATGATGACCCTACACCAAACGCTGGTGTTAGGGATACCACCAGATTCAACTCGAGCCTGAGTGATAGGAGCACTTTCTTTGATTTCAACGAAGTAATCACTGGCAGATGGAGTTTCTCCACTATCACCCTCACAGGTGGGCTAAGCCAGGACTTCGTGAACAATACTGGTGCTGCCAGACAAAGTGGCGACGTGGTGATGCTCGATCCTGCTGTGGACCGAGGTTTCATCATGCCAGTCGCAGGCGCCAGAGGTGAGATGGTTGGCGTTGTTGTAGAAGACATCGCCGCTGGTGCTGTCGGACGCGTTGCGATGGAAGGTTTTGTGCGGACGAAGGCTACTGGTATCAGCCGCCTCCAGTACCTCGTAACGCAGGATAACAGTGTTATAGCTACTGGTACTGCACTTGGTACCTCCGCAGCGTTTGGGATTGCTCTGGAGAACCCCGCTGGCGGTACCTGCCTTGCCTACTTACACCCTAGCACGGGTAGTGATCCTGAGAGCATGTACAAGAACACAACTCTCAGGTCCAATGTCACACCCGTTACCGCTGCGATGTTGGCAGGCAAGCTGTTCTTCTTCGGCTATCTGGCATCTGCACAGAGCTTAGTGCTTCCAGACCCAACACTAACAGAAAGACCCATCACAGTTGCTGCTGAGGCTGGTACAATCACGGTAACTGCTACTGGTGGCAGCACGGTGTTTGGAGGGTCTACTAATCTGGTTACTGGCGCTGTCCAGAACGGTATAGTAGTCGCTGGCGATGCATACAGCTTCAAGAGCAATGGCATCCAGTGGAGGGCAGCATGACATACGCTGCTTCTCAAGTAGGCTATTGGGTTGGGCAGGCTAACGACAATAGCACAGGAGTCCATCCTCCTTCTGGGTATACACCCGGACAGCGCTGGTCTACTACGTCTACACAGTGGCAGACCGGATATAACACAGAGTACGCCAACGCTAGGGACACCTCTACTGGATCACATCCTACAGGGTGGGTAAATGGACAGCTTTGGAGTACCACTGCCGGACAGTGGATTCCAATGTACGTCACAGAGTACAACAATGCTCGTGATACTGGTGGAGGCCAGGGTAGCTCTGGACTAGGGGCGCAGCATCCGCCAGGCTGGAACAACGGACAGTTCTACTCCACCACCGCTGAGCAGTGGAATGCTCAATGGGGTAATGAGTGGCGAAATGCCAGAGATCCTCAGGGTTATGCTTACAGCTATCCTGGGCAACCAGCAAATGCTGTCTTCTGGAGCCAGACTGCTGCCTATTGGAAGGGACAGGCAGACTACTACTGGGGACCAAGCCGACAGTGGAACAATGGTTCTACCTGGGAGCAGAACTACAACGCCTACGTCGGCTACTACAACGACATGGTCAACCAGAGAGACACTTGGCAAGCTAGAGCCAATAGTGCCTGGGGTCCAAGTCGTGTATGGAGCAACGGTGAGAGCTGGGAAGCTGCCTACAACAGAGTCTTGCCTCCTGCGTTATCTGTCCTGAGTACTGGTCTTAGTGTAGGTAGCTCAGGTACTGGTGGGCAGTGGGTAGACATCGCAGCTATTACCGTAAACAGAACAGGTTATTGGGCAGGAATGATACACTGCTACTTCGGTGGTGGTGCTCCTGCTCCATACGGTGGCTTCATCAGGTTCAGGTTTGGTGGTAGTATTGGGACGCAACAGAACTTCAACAACCCTGCTCCTGGAGCCACAAACTACGGCTGGCATACTGGTTATGATGGAGCTGGTGGTGCAGTTCTTGTCAATGCAGGGACGGTTGTTGCTGTGCAGATGAACTGCAACTTTGGAGCAGGCATGAACGGCAATCTGTGGCTAGTCTACTGCCCGACCACTACATATCCACACTAGGAGCGCCATGATAACACTGCAACTCAACAACCATACTGCAAGGAGGTTGTCCTACTTGATAGGACACTCTGATGAGGCAAATTCGGTAGTGCAAGCTGCCATAAATGCAGCCAAGCTTGCCGAGCAGAACGTGCGTGATGTGATTCTCTTGATAGCAGATCAGGCTGGTGAGAAATTGCCAGAGAGTTACAGTGTTGAATTCAAGGAAGAACAGAACGAACTACTCATCACACCCAAGGAAGAACAAAGCATGAACGGAGTAAACCATGAACCCTGAGGAAATGGCGGCTAAGATACACCAGCTTGAGCAGCAGCAGGCTTATCAGACCAACGCAATCAGGGCTGCACTTGAAGCTCGTTGGGCTGGTGGGGCCGATACCGTGGATGGTTGGGTCAAGGCGCTAGATCCCAATATCCAAACAAGCCCCAAGAAGCCACTGTACTGATGGACGACAACCTGGAATGGCGAATGGCTACTCTGAGCCAGCAACAGTCTGCTATCACACGCGCCTTGGCTGCGATGGAAGATGGTAGGTGGTTGGCGTCGGAGTCCGGGGCAGATTCCGTTGAAGGTTGGCTACTGGCGCTGAATCCAACTTGGACGGGAAGGCTCAATTCCAGAAGTCCACTGTACACGCGCGACATACCACCACCCATACCGCCAGAAGCGAATATCCAGTACATCGCCAGCCCCAATCATTACAACGGTAGGGCTGGCATGCGGGTAGTAGCTATTGTGATTCATACGATGGCTGGCACCCTGTCTTCATGTGACAATTGGTTTCAGAATTCTGCTGCACAAGTCTCTTCTCACTTTGGTATTGGCTTAGGAGGGCAGAAGCATCAATACGTAAACTTGCGAGATGGTTCCTGGGCAAACGGTATCCTAGAGTCTGGTAACAAGTGGGTGGGCATTGTGGGCAACAGCCAGAACCCTAACTACCAGACGGTAACCGTTGAGACAGAAGACAATGGCTCTGGCAGCACGACAGTAACCGATGCTCAGTACCAGGGTACGCTGGAAGTGTGCCAGGTTGCCCTGAAGATGTTCCCAGACATCAGGTACTTGATGGGTCACCGCATCATCAGCCCTAGCTCACGGACGCAGTGCTGTGGGAACAGATGGTGGAACTCTGGGCGGTTCCAAGCACTGGCTAACGATCTGGGTCTGGAGGCTTGTGTATGAGTGAAGCCAAATCAGTTGATGCTCCATCTGCTGCACCAGTACGGAAAGTAACAGCGGGTGGTGTTGGTGCGGCTGTGACTACCATCATCATCTGGGTACTCAGTATGTTCGGTATTACGATGCCTGTGGTTGTAGCGGGTGCACTGATCACGGTCATCAGTTTCGGCGTAGCGTATCTAGTTCCGGCTGCACCCAACGAGGGAGGCACATAATGGCAGTACAGACGACGCGTACTTATCCCGTGGTATACGGTGGGTGGATTGGTGCGCTGATTGCGATCCTGGTCATCGTTGCTTGTTTGGTTCTGTGGCTGACCAACAAGATGGATGCTCAGACGGCGATATTGCTTGGAGCCACCAACGTAGCAATTCTATTGAGATGAGGTCGTTCTGGGGCTATCTTGGTCCTTGGGCATGGATGTTTGTTGCTGGTTGGGCTGGCGTTGGACTCATGCTGCTGATAGTGAATATATCGGCTGTCCATGTAGTCAATGCAATACCGCCTTCACCCACGCCTATTCCTACGGCGACAATCGGGCCAACGGAGACCCCGATAGCTCCAGTAGCGCTGCAAGTGACACTTAGCCACAATGCTCAGGGGGATGTTGTAGTTTCTGCACAAGGTGTGCAGGCTGAGGGTGTGCCGACACAGGAAGCAACTCCAGTTGTGCTGGCGGTAGATGTAGACGAGGACAACAACGTGGTGTCAGTAGAAACCAATCCAACACCAATAGAACAAGCAGGTCCTACGTCTACACCGTTCCTGGTGGCGACGATAGCTATTCCTGTGGCACCCAAGCCCGCAGTAAAGCCTCAGGCTACCATAGTTATCATACCAACAGCTACTCCGGAGCCAGAACAGGAAGTACCAGACCAAAATGGAGAACCCATTGCCGCGGAGTCAGCCAGGGAACCGGATAGGGTTGTTGACGTGGTTACCCCTGTATTTACACCAGAGCCAGAAGACGATAGTGCTCCCACGCCGCAGACGGTTATCGCATCTGGCCCTATACAGTCCCCAGGTAGCCCGCCGACGAATACATCTGTACCTGTCGCTCCAGGGCAGGCAACTAACACTCCTGTACCTGTTCAGCCGACGTCACCGTCAGTTCCTGGAGCTGCTACAAACACACCCGTTGTTGGGCGCCCCACAGATGCTCCTGTAGCACCGTCTACACCAATCCCAAGCCAGCCAACCCCTACCAGTGCGCCACCAGTTGTAATACCTACTGCGACGTCGGTACCGGCACAACCAACACGAGTACCGGAGGTGCCGACCAGTACATCTGTCCCTTTACCTCCTACCTCTGTGCCACCAACAAGTGTGCCACCCCCGACCCCGAGGCCAACAAATACACCTTCGTTAATAGATCGGCTGTTCACTCCGCGTCCTACTTTTACGCCTCGGCCAACCTTTACGCCCAGACCAACGATAACACCTCGCCCACCCCTACCAACACCCCCATTCCCCAATCGGCCGTAGAAACTGTGGCGGACGAACAATTCGTTCTAAATCTCACAACACTTGCAGCTATTGGCGGCATTATGGGCGTGTTGACTGGAGCGATATCGTATCTGTCCAAAGCGCTGATAGAATCCAAGGACAAACAGATATTAGATCTCAAAGAGATAATGGACCACAACGAGAAGATGCTAAGAAGAGAGAACGAATACTGGCGCAGCTTCTCCGTTCACCTGCTTGAACCAGCCGAGCAGGCACGTCTTGAGAAGATGTTTCCTGCGCCCAACGTAAAGGACGACGAAGAGGAAGAAGCAAGCTTCTAGTTCGCCGGATCACCCGTATGCCACGGCGGGTGAGTGGAAGACCCCTGAAACTCCTGCGGCGCTTGCCCGCCGCTAGCAGGAGAAAGTAGGGGGTCTTTCTATGCCCGCCCTATTGATACATTCTCAGCAAACTGTCGTAGTTCGTCGGCGATAGAGTCCATGTACTGCATGTCTGCTTCAGTTGGTTCGGCATCTGCACTAAGGCCGATCATCATTGCATCCATCAGTGCTGCTGCGCCTGCATAGAACGCACGGCGCATTTCATGGCGTTGGATACCACTGGTCTTGACAACACCAGTCATCAATTCGAATGACGTCCATTGTTGTGCTAGTGTGAGTCTATTTGGCATGTATTCTCCAGACATAGAAATCCCCCTGCGGAAGCCCAACACAGGGGGATTCTAATGCACTCTGCTCCGGATTACCTGGTCGGCGGCGGAGCTGGCTGTGGTGCCGGCTCTGGCTCGGGTTCCGGGTGCGGCTCCGGATGTGGTTCCGGATGCGGATTTGGATCTTCGAACATGGGTACCCTCCTTCCCTGTAAGATTTTTGTATTGTAGCACACAAAGGGCGGGTTACGCCTTGAGTGTGTAGCTGTCTGCTTCCTCGTCGATCTCCACAGGGAAGCCCTTGGTGTTGAGAAACTTGGCGAAGAAAGCCACGTCGAAGTTCTTGTACGCCTTGGGGTCTGAGAGTGTGTCCACGCCCTTCTTCTCAGCGTAACTGGCGGCACGCTTTTTGATCTGCGCAGAGCTGCCGCCACGCTTCATGGCACGCATGATGAAGTCACGCATGCTGTTGGGGTTAGGCGTGTAGGAAGCTTCGTCGTCGACTTCCTTGACGGTCTTCTTGGTGACGGTCGCCTTGGTCTTGGTAGCGCCGTTCGCGCGGCCATTGGTGGTTGACTTGGCGGGAGCAGCAGCCTTCTTCTTGCTGGAGACTACTACCACTTCCTCCTCGTCTTCCTCATCCTCTTCCACTGCAACCCTGCGACTCGCCTTTGCGGGGGTACTTGCCTTTGCCATCTCGATTCTCCTTAGTAGCCAAATAAGATTTGGGAGTCCAATTTCCCTGATTGGCTGCTGCACAACGTCACTATAACACAGAGGTTCTGGGTTTGCAAGCCCATTTAGCGCTTGTACTCAGCGGCTTTGGTGTTGGCTTGCTTTTCTACTAGATCGAATATACGTCTGTATGCAGAGGCGGAGGTCTCGCCCTCCCGTATAGTTGTTTCTGCCCACGCCTCTACGCGCAGACTCTGGTATTCACCCATATTGAGGGTAACACCAAAACTTACGCCCACCTTATCGCCTTCGTCCAGGGGTGGACTAATCTTCTGTATCGCTGTGTTTCTTGGCATTCTTGTTCAATCCAATAATGTAGGGTTTGTGGCTCTGCAACATGCTGACTGTTTCGATGTCTGCAATACTGAGGATGCCATCACGCATAAGCTGGAAGATAGCCTCATCATTGCGCACTTCCGTTGGGACAATGCTGAATACTAGCTCCTCTGGCACCTGGCGGCGCTTGAGCAGCTTTTTCAGTTCTTCATTGTTCCAGATCTGTGTGGTACCCTGGCGCTTCTGCCACTTGGTCTTGGTTTCTGGGTCTACAACATCGGTAAGGTTGTGGCGCTCATAGTATGCCAGTACCCAACCGTTGATGTTGTCTATGCTACGGGTAAGCGTCTTACGCTTCTCATCAAGCGTTGCCCTACGCCGTAGCCAGGTAAGTAATTCAGCTCGTCCTTTGATTCGCACGGACTATCTCTAACTCCATTTCTACGTAAGCTTTTCGCCTCTCGAACCACTGGTTTTTGAGGACGCGCGGTTCGTCCACGTAATCACGGACGATAACATCTCTCTTTCGGGGATGGACACGTTGAATGCGTCCAACTTGCTGCGCAATCTTGCCTTGTGCCCTTGTGGGAAAGACAAGGTGAAGCCTGTCGAGGCGTGGGATATCGAGTCCCTCGTCTGCCAGTTGAGTTCCAAAAAGTACGCGCAGATCGCCTTTTCTAGCAGACTTGATAGCTGCCGCCCTTTCCTTCTTCGTACGACCGATAGTACGTGTGATATGTCCGTACTTATCTTTCTTAGTTCCTCCGGCGATAAGGAGCTCTTGGGTAATGTCAGGTCGACGTTCTTGTAAAGATTTTGCCAGGAGATCGAGGTGGTCGATTTGCTGAGATAGGACAAGCTGGACGTGGTCTCCGCTGTCGAAGTCTCGGATGATGTTTTCGATGATCTGGGCATTACGTCGCCTATCATGTATCAAAGAACGCACCATTGGGTGCCACTGATGCATGTTTGTGTACGGGTAGGTGAAACCAGTTTCCTGTACCATCACGACGGGGTCTACAATAAGTCCGGCTTGCTTTAGTGCCCTACGTTGTACCTTAGCAATAACTGGCCCACAGATGGCGTAGAGGAGTCCCTGCAAGTTGTCTTCCCGTCTGGGTGTAGCAGTAGCTCCAAAGCGGTAGTATGCGGGAAACTGTGTCATTACTTCTTGAAAGCAAGCTGCCGGACAATGGTGCGCCTCGTCCAGTATAATCATACCCCACTGGCTCAGGAACTCGTCGTCCAGATGCCTACGTGCAAGCGTCATTACGCTAGCCAGCGTGATTTGCTTTATGTCGCAGGTGTCTCCTTGGATAAGTCCTGGGTCGTAATCCAGAAGACGGCGGCAGTAATCTTGCCATTGTTTGAGAAGATCATCTGTATGAGCGAGTATGATAGTTGGCTGTCCCAGTTCTGCCACGAGATACAGCAACATAACTGTTTTCCCAGACCCGCATGGTGCCTCAAGCACACCTTGATGTCCGTAATCATCATGCATTAGGTCCTCGACAGCGGGTATCTGTGGTGCCCATAATTCTATGCTGTGGGGCAAAGGATGGGCTTCATGTATAACCCGTCTATCGTCCCATTCTATCTCTATCTCGCGTTCCCCACACAGTCTCTCGAACTCTGGTACGAACTCTCTTGCCAGTTCGTATGTCTGGTTCTCGTCATTTATTGCGATACCGTAGATGTGTTTTGGTATCTCTCGCCACGTGCGCGTTTTCTTGTCGTATATCCGCGTACTCAATTGTCTGAACACACGGTCCGTGTACTCAGGATTATCCCAAGTAAGGTGCGTAAGGAGTGCCTCAAATAGATCGCGTGGTACTTGCTGTCTTGGTAAGACCAGTTTACCTCCGACCGTGGCAGTAATCTTTTGCCTAGATGCTCTTGCCATTGCTGTGCCTTTACTATACCAAATCTTTAGTCTACAAGCAATCTATAAGTTCTGAGTTCAAATCTACTTTTTGGAGATGCCCCTAGGAACGTCGTAGCTGCTACAATTTGTGGCATGGCAAAAAAGAGGGTAAACCGGACAGTCTTCTGTGACTAAGAACCAACGCCTCGTGTTGGTATGGTGCGAAGACCATTGTAACGTACAAGGTATCGTCAGGGTTGGCAGCACTGAGATAGGTTTGATATTCGGCTGGTCGCGCCAGTATACCAAGAAGATACTGAAGGCTCTTATAGACGACGGCAGTCTGGAAGTCCTTCAAGTGGGTACCGGCCACAGACCAACGAAATATCAAGTCGCGTCAATTAGGGGCAACCAAACTAGATCTAGGGGCAACCAGTCTGTTTCTACTGGCAGTACCCCTAAGAAGGTCGTTCGCCACGTTCCTAGCGGCAACCAAAAAGGGTCTATGGATGCCTCCAAAACGGTTTTCCAAAAAGAAGTAGTACCCTTTAGGTATATTATAGGCAAGGAAAAGGAAAATGCGCAGCGGGATGCGCATATACGTAATGGTACGGTATTCGATAACGTACCCAGTCTCTTGAAAACGGTGAAGACGCATAGTTCTCCTTTCAAGAGATTTAGAACACACTGCAACAACGTGGACCAGTGGACTGGGCCTGATTTCGTCTGCTACTTCTCCTATGTCTTCAGGGTAAGGTTTGGGGAAATACCGCAGCTAAACTGGCCTATGGAAGTCGGGGCTGCACGTATCTTGTTGCACAGGCTGGGAGAACCTTGGAAACTGAAGGTGTTCATCCAGACTGCTTTTCTGGGTGCTAAGCGTAAACCCAATGGACTACGTAGTTTCACCAATGACTATTACTTTCGCGAGGTAATAGCTCAGAGATACACCGAAGACGAATTGGGGGAGTATGATGATGAGTGTGTCTTCCCCTGGATCTGGGAGAAAGTAAAGGCTGAGAGTATTGCTGCCTCAGTTGAATACAACAACAGGCTCACCAGACGAGCTTTTGGTATCTACGACTAGCTTGCATCTCAGGTACGCAGATGGTATACTGTGGGGTGCAGCAAAAAGCTGCTGGAGAGTAAAGAGTGGCGACAAGCGAAGACATCCTTATTAGTGCGATTGTGCGGCACCCGCGTGGTCCGGGTAAAGGCGTAGGTGCCGCGTCTAGGTTAGGCGCAACCGATGGCCTGTTTATGCGCCGCAAGGCCGAGTGGATCTGGTTGCAGGAGCACAGGTCCGCGGGCAAGGAGACGTTCAAGGCACGATTTCCCAACTTCCGGGTAGTCGTAACAGACCCAGAGGAAATGCAGTTGCTCGTTGCACAGGTGCAGCGCAACAAGGCAGAGTACGACATGGGCAAGATGTTCGAGCGTGCAATGCGCAGGCTTGGACGTGTCGAGCCAACGCAACTGGCTACAGAGCTAGAAAGCGATATCCGCCTAATCCTTCAGACATACGCCAAGGGCGAGGATGTGGATATCTTCAACAACTGGCAGCACACGTACAACCACGTGAAACATGCACACGATCAAGTGGCTGCTGGTGAGTCCATTGGGTACCCGTTTGGGATACCAACCCTGGACAAAATCACAGGCGGCATGCAGGGGCCAGACCTCATCACCATCGTAGCACGCCAGGGTGAGTTCAAGACGTGGATGTCTTTGTATTTTGCCACGCGGGCTGCGGTTGAGGGTGCCAAAGTCCTATACGCCAGCCTGGAGATGTCCCCCGCACAGATCGGTATGCGTGTGCAGACGTTGCTGAACAACATGCTGGCGTCCACCATGCAGAATGAGTTCAAGGACCGCTTCAGCAACATGGGCATGATGATGGGTACGGTAGACCTACCCAAGTACAGGCGTTTCCTGATTCGTGCCAAGAAACACCTCAAGTCTGGATTCATCACACCCAATGCGCAAGGTGGCTTTAGCATGGCAACGATGGTTGCCAAGTGCGAGCAGCACGAGCCTAACATTGCGTTCTTCGACTACTTTGGTCTGGGTGTGGGTAACGACGTAACCCGTGGTGGCGAGAACTGGATCCAGGCAGTGCAGACCAGCCGCATGGCGAAACACAACATTGCCATGAAGTTTGACATCCCGTTTGTGTTGAACGCACAGGCCAACCGCAAGGGTGTCGATGCGCAGGACGCGCCAGAGCTGGACCATATCTCGCTGACGGATGCGTTGGGTGCAGACAGCGACCAGGTGCTTTCGTTGCGTTACCGCGCTGGCGACCTCAAGATGGTTGTGAAGAAGAACAGGCGTGGGCGCACTGGTGACACCATCAAGTTCGAGCTAGACATCGACAATGGTTTCATTAGTGAGATTAGCACAGCACGCCGTCGTGCACGTGTAACCAGCGACGAGGAGTCGGATGACTGACGAGACTCCCCCGTACAGGTGGGCAGTCAGGGGTGTTGACGAAGTGTTGGTGCGCCGCTTGCGCGTAATGGCACTACGTCAGGGTATGCCCGTATACAGACTCCTTGACGAAGCCCTTGCTGATTACCTGGAAAAACACGGCTACGATTCCGTAAAGGTGATGATCAATGGCGTCGAGCGGTAAGTGCACCCACCCCAATAGCGTGTTTCTTCAAGACATCAATCTTGTTGACCAGAATGCTGTATGGACTGCTATAGAGCATGGAGATCTTATGTACCTACAGCAGATAGAGAACAGAGAAGCTATACAAACGGTAACTATCACCACCAGTTGGTGCCCTGAGTGTAATGCAATATACGGAGAGATCACAGCCGCAGCTTGACGACCTCGAGGTAAACGTGCCTCAGGTATTGGAAAGACTGCGCATAGAAGGCGAGGTAATACAACAAGAATTTGTAACCCTGTGCGTATTCCATGGGGAAACTGGAGCGCCTAACCTGGAGATTAACACGCGCACGGGACTATGGCATTGTTGGGTGTGTGGGGAGAGAGGCAACCTGCCACGGCTGGTTATGCTTACGCAGGGCACCACCTACAAGGACGCCATAGACGTTATCAGCGAGTACGGCAGCTTGCTCGATGTGGTAAGTATGCGTAAGCGCAACCTGGCACAATTGGATGCCATCCTGAACCCGCCACGACACAGCTTTGTAGACCTAGATATCACAAGGTACCGGAAAGGCAAATCATGGTGGTGGTATAATGGAATTCCGTTCGGGAGGTTCAGTCGAGAGACTGTCAAGCGCTTTTGCCTTGGATATGATGGTGTATCTAAACGAGCGGTTATCCCGATTAGAGCAGAGGGCAAGTGGGTTGGCATCATCAGACGAGCTGTCAACCAAACACAACGCCCAAGATATCTATACTCTAAAGACTTTGATCGCCGCCATGTCCTGTATGGATTGCCGTATGTTGCTGCCCGATATGATAATGTTGTTGTGGTCGAAGGTGCTAAAGATGCACTCCGGGCATACGAATACGGAATTGAGAATTTTGTCGCAGCACTTGGAACCGGACTTACCCGAGAGCAACTAGCGCTTATAGTGGACCGTTTCGATGAAGTGACGGTGTTTTGCGACAACGATGCTCCTGGACACATTGCTCAGTTCAAGATGTGCCAAGACCTAGCCGAGCTTGTGCCACGGGTGTTTGTGGTACAATGGCGGGCAAACAGGAAAGATCCCAATGAGCTAAGCGAGCAGACGATGCGTAGGATGCTTGCCAGGCGAGTTCATTGGTCGGCTATGGTAGAGCCTGATTACGACCCGTTCAGAGGGTAGGGTTGCTCCACAAAGCTGGGACAAGTACAGTTTAGGTGGCACCCAAAATTTGGGTCTAGGAGAAAGTATGGCAGTAGCCAAGAAGACCGCGTTCTCACGTAATGGGCGTGACGAGGAAGCGCCCAGGACCATCAAAGTGCGTACAGCGACGCACACAGACTCCAAGAGTTTGCAGGACTCCGCTAAGCAGATGCCTAGCGTGCGCTTGACCTTCAAGGAGGGAGAAGCGCGTACAGTACGTTTCCTGCATGAACCGTTCGGTAAGACTCCATGGGTGGAGTACTATGAGCACTACGTTCCTGGGGGCGGAGGCGGTAACGGGGCGTATGTCCCCTGCATCGACAACTGCCGTCTGGACGGTGATGTGCGTGCCGGAAAGCGTTGGTACGTGAACGTCTGGGACCGTGACAGCAAGCAGGTTCGTTTGCTGAAGCTCACGGGAGCGATGGTCGAGAACCTGATCATCAAGTACGAGCGCCGCGGAACCATCATGGACCGCGACTATAGCATTACTCGTACAGGTGAAGGCACCGACACCAAATACCACATCGAAGCGGAGGAGAAGGAACGCTTCGACCAGCGCAATATCAAGCTGATCGATATTGTTCAGTACCTCGATCAGCAGGCACAAGCCTACTACGGCGGTAGCCGTGGGCTGAAAGCACGAGCTTCGTCCATTGATGATGATGAGGACGAAGACGATGTGGAAGATGTGGAGGATGAAGATGAGGATGAAGACGAGGAGGAGGCCCCTCGTCGTAAAACCGCAGCCAAGACGTCACGTCGTCGTGCCCCGGTAGACGAGGACGAGGATGAAGACGAAGAAGAATCGGATGAAGAAGATGAAGAGGAAGATGAAGAAGAGCCTCCAGCGCGAAGCCGAAAAACGGCCACAGCCCGAGGACGAAAAGCGGCACCAGTAGAAGAAGAGGAGGATGAGGACGAAGACGAAGATGATGCCGACGAAGAAGACGAAGAAGATGAAGACGAGGAAGAAGAAGCACCACGACGGAAGACTACAAAAACACCTGCGCGGGCAGCAGCAACAACGAAGCGACCCCTCGGCCGCCGACGTTAGATATTTCGATCAGATAGAGCAGACTAGATAGTCCAAGTAGGGTTGCAGGCCGACCGTCCAATGTGGCATACTTTGGTTGTCGGCCCATGCAGCCCAGGGAGAAAAACATGGCAGCCCTTGAAGAAGGACAAGAACTGTACGACGGGTATTGCATGAAGTGCCGCGTAAAAGTGAAGAACCTACGTGGGAGGTACCGCACAACACCCAACAATCGCGGCATGATCGAAGGCAACCATACCAAGTGCGGGACGAAGGTGGTAAAGATTACCAAACTGCGCCCCGAAGTCAAGAAAAAGAAAGTAGTGGCATAACACAATGACGCAAATGGTTGATCGTGACACGGCACTGCAGACGCTCCTACCCTTTAGCGGGTTGCAGGAACGCCAGTTCGCCCCAGACGACAGCTACGGGTTGCAAGTGGGCACCAGTGGTAAAGTCCAGTACCGCTTCGGCAACAAGGACGATACCATGCCTCTGGGCCAGGGTGCCTGGGATACCATCTTCCGGGTTAGCGGCTTGCAGAGTAATAGCATGCTCAAGTACATGGGCACACCAGCCCAGGAGCACGTTGTGGCTCTGCTCGATCACAGCTTCAGGGAACGGCAAGGCTCCCTCAAAGCACTAACACGTGACGGTGAGATCCAAGCCATCATCGATGGTAAGGTCGAAGTGCGTGACCCCGTTGACTACATGCGCACCGTAGAGCGTGCAATGGGTGGTCGCAGAAACGTCAAGGGGTACAAGGTCTGGGGAACCCCTGACCGCCAGTATATCTCGCTTGTTGGTAACAACGAGTACAGCATGGGCGGCAAGGACTACCAGCGTCTTGAAGGTGGGGCACAAGGAGCCAAGGTTAACGACGTAGTTACCAGTGGCATCCAGCTCTACGTCAGCCCATACGGGTACAGTGCCCCTGGTGGCACTGGTCTAGGGTTGGATCTCTCTGGTTACTGGGAGCGTCTGGTGTGCACCAACGGCATGACCAGCACCCAGAACGTAGCGCACTACGGCAGGAGCCGTGAAGAGTCGGACGACAAAGAGTGGATTACCACCAACGTACCCACTATCCTCGATCGGGTGGGCACAGAGGTGGACCGCTTCAAGGCGTTGAAAGACGTCGCAGTGGGTAGCCACACTGACGAAGAGCTTGCAGCAATGCTGGCAGATTTCGGCATCCCACCTGCTGTCCGCGACATGATCCGCAACAGGCTGGTTAACCATCCTGTAGAAAACCTGTATCAGTTGGCTAACCACGTGACCTACGTGGCGTCAAACTACAGCAGGGTCTTGGAGGATCCAAGCCTTGTACGTCGCCTTATGCGGGTGGGCGGCAATATTGTTCAGCATCACAGCATCTGTGAAACCTGTCACCGCGTTATGCCCAAGCGGGAACGGCGTAGGGCGGCAGCGCTAGCAGAAGCGTAGCAGAGGACCGCCTAGAGCGGAAACAGCGGGGCGTTGGTGCTGTGTGTCACACCTTCGCCCCGTTTGTTTATGTGGAGAAAGGGACAAATCGTGGCAGAGCAAACTACAGTTAGACGACCACATGCACCTAAGCTGACGATCACGGTTACGGAGGAGATTATCCAGAACGCTGAGGCACGTAGTTCATCACACTGCATGTGGGCTGATGCAGTGCGGGCAGCGTTTCCTACAGCCAAGTCTGTGTCTGTGGATGTGCAGACTATCCGCTTCACCGACCCAGAAAAGAAGCTGCGGTATGTGTACCTGACACCACGTGCTGCACAGGTCTCTCTGGTCCTGTTCGACCAGGGTATACACACGGAACCCATGTCTGTAAACCTGCGGCACGGGTCTGTAGTCAAGTCCAACAGCTACGTCAAGCCTTACCGCAAGCCTGTCAGTAACAAAGCCGTGGTGACTATGCCTGCTGGCAACCATGTAGAGCTTCAGAACGACAGTCACATCCCCAACGTCATTGGTGGCCTCACACCTCCCATTGGTGCACTAAGCAACACGCGCTACAGAGGCAAGCGCCGTGCATTCGGTCTAAGGGCAATGATGCCGTAATGAAAACAGTAACGCCAGCAGATATGCAACAGGTGAACATCAAGCCTGGATGGCTTATCAGGCAATTTGCCAGATTTGTCTTTGGTGACAGCACCGGTGATACAGATGCTGTTAGTATTGACGGTGGTGTTCTAACTGTAGGAGATAACACCTACTGTCTGAACCCTGTGCTACTGCTGGCGTTGAAGGAATATGACGCTCTGGTAGTGCAGAAGAACGAGCAGTACAAAGATGCCTGGCAGAAAGACGGGCCAGTCACGGCACTGGTAGACCTGAAGGACAAGCTGTACAGGCTTGACTCTGCTAGCGAAGATGGGGCCGTACTGAAGTGGGACAAGAACAAGCTGCACGGCACCTTCTTTGACATCCTTGTGCGCGACTTCATGTGCATGGCGTGGTTTGGTCTCAATTTCGTTGATGACGATGATGACAGGCAGCAGTAGTGAGAATCGCGCCGTATACTTCAGGTACCATGCGGGTAGGGTGGCGGTACACCCTGGAGAACCTGTACAGGGATGCGGTCCGTGAAAAGGTCGCGAAAAAATGGTCGATGGTACCGCCCGACTATACGCGACCTCGTGCAGACATTGATAAGCTCGTTTGTAGTGTGGTGTGGCTTCATCCTCGTCCCCCGGATACTCTCACTAATGGGGGTAGTACCACCAGAGCTGAGTTCTATATTCCTCGTAACCTACGCCTTATCCACGATAGTGACTTCGTCCTATCTTGTATATATCCGGACCACCCCTCCATTGACAGCGCTCACGAAATCGGTGTCGCTTATGCTTGGGGTAAACCTGTTGTCACTGTGGATCTCACACATGGTCTTGGAGACTATGCAGCCTGGAGGGCAATGAGCCTGGTGGTGTTGGACAGTCTGGAAATGGCTGCCGACTACCTACTGTATCAGGTTCAGGAGGATGAATTTGCTCAGCAGCCCCTGGTAGGTGATAAACTACCTGTATGAGATTTATAGTAATCGACTTTGAGATAATCGAGCGTGGCGGCATAAACCGGATAGTTGAAGGTTTGCAGTACGGTCTGGAAGCTATCGGGTGCACGTTCGACTACTTTTGGGCTAGCAGGGCAGGCAAGGTACGCAACCTGAGCCAGACGAGTGCTACGATGGTCAACCACAGGTACTACCGCTTGCCAGCGCAGCAGTTGCCTTACCGTGGAGACGAAGCGAGACGGCAGTATCGCAGATTATTGCGCAACTACGACGTGGTAATGTTCATGCTGCCATGCCCTCATGATATCAAGAGCAATACGGGGGACATGTCATGGATGATGCTGTACGAGGAAGCGGCAGATCTGGGGCTTCCAATAATGGTGATGATTCACGACAACCTGTGGGATACTTACTACCCCTGGTATCGTCAGGTATCAGATATGGTGAGTCTTCACATGTTCACGTGTTATCAATCCAAATACGACTCTCTGGCTCGCCTACCAGGACACTTTGTGTTTCTGCCTACCCCCCTAGACGTCCGGAGGGTTGGTCTGAACGTGTCCGACAAGACTGGTACGATATGTTGGATGCCGCAATGGAAGAAGTGGAAAGGCATCTATCCGTTCATAAAGGCGCTCCCTAGTATAGACTATCCGGTTGATCTGTACAATGCCGGAATCGAGTACCACAATGTCAGGAACAAGGTGGGGGCTGGCTGGAAAGACGCTATTGGTCTTGACCATATTGGTAAGCGCCGCGGTCGTGGTAGGCCTGACCACCAGTATTGGGGAGCGCAACTTCCTGATGCTCTACCTGGAATTTACCGCAGCCACAATATTAGTGTGGATCTTAGTGGGTCGATTGGCGGCCAAAGGTTCGACGGTCAAACATCCTGCGTCATGCTTGAAGCGATGTTGTACGGTTGTGTATCAGCCGTATCCACACGTGTTCAAGAACACAGGTGGAGTCCGTTATCCTCTGTTGATGTCACCTGGGGGCTACCGCCATCTTCAGCAGGAATCGCTGAAAGACTCAATGAACTGATGGCTGATCCACGGCTTCAACGCCGCATAGCGTACAGAGCTATGGAATTTGTTAGGGAGTACAGTGATGCCAGGATCCACGCGCAAACAATACTCGACCATCTTGAAAACAGACAAGAATACGGGCACGCTCCTGGCATTTATAACCCTACTTTCTGGGACGATGTTTGTGATGACCCCGTTCCTGAAGTTCGTATGGTTGACCGTCAGGAAGTTTATGTTTCTACGAACGCCCCAGGGACAGCTATGGTGGCGACAGCAGAGGATGATCGAGAGGAACAAGAGGATCTCGCAGAGGTTCTTGGACCAGAACTCACCCTCAGTGCCTTGGGAGTATCCGAACAGCTAGCAGTACCAGTAACAGACGGGCGATGGGTCAAGTTTATTAGCGGCGTGGCAAGGGCGTGGCTTGAAGCATTTGGGTGATAACTTGTGGCCGAAGATTGGCATGCCAAACTTGGAGGTCTAGAAGCCAGTGGTTCGCCTGGCTTATGGACGCTTGGTGCAGAATGGGTCCTCACTGTGTTAGTATTATTGGGTTCGTTCCTGGTAATTACTAACCACTACGACGTAGCTATAGACTCTGCTGCCGTTGCTGTCATAAGCACAGTTATCGGATACTGGTTTGGTAGGGCCGTCAATAGGAGAGAAGACAACAAGTGATACCACAATATGCGCCAGTAGATCTGCGCACAAAGATACTCAGCTTCCGTAAGGATGCAGTCAGGCTAAACCGTGGTGAGATGGTTGCCCCCACGATGGCAATTGTTTACCCTACATACAGTTGCAATATGCGCTGCTTCGGCTGTATCTCTAATGCTGAGAATGCTCACCCCGCCAACATTGGTCTTGATATCTTTAATGGTCTTGTCAACGATTTTGCAGATCTGGGTGGAGAGTCAATTGAGTTCTCCGGTGGGGGAGAGCCTACTCTTCATCCTAAGTTTGCTGATCTTATGTCTTGCGTTGCTAGTCGCCGTTTACAGTTTGGTATGATTACCAACGGAACGAGGCCGGATGCGTGTACTGCTGCTCTGGTTTACCCTGGAACTCGTTACCTTCGTGTCAGTATTTATACTAGCAACCAGGTGGACGGACTTCGCAGAATCTGTGAGAGCCGCAATAATCTTCGCTCTTCTTGCCGCATCGGCGGGAAAATCCTTCTTGGCAGCAGTAGCGTTCCAGCGGTCGAATGGCTCACTGAGGAGATATTAGATGCCGGGGCGGACTTTGTTAGTATCAAGGCGAAGCGCCATTGCAGTGATGATCCTGAACTCTTACCTGAAGACAGCAGAGATGCTATTCAAGATACCATTCACAAGCTTGGAGCTAAATGGCCGGGAAGAGTTTTCGGTGGAATCACTAAGACTCACCAGCGAGGAAGTTGCTGGCTTAGCCCCTTACACACTGTTGTCGACGCACTTGGCACGGTGTGGGTGTGCTGTTACTATCAGGACAGAGTTGAGGATATCTCCTTCGGGACGCTTACAAGTGTACGAGGTAGCTTCAAGGATATATGGTATTCGCAATCACACAGGGACGCCATGCAAAGAGTTATCATTCCCGAGTGCGACTTCTACGATTGCAGATTCCATGTATATCATGACGTCATGAACGAAGAATTATCTAACGATAATTCTCACCTGGCCTTCATATAATGCCTACGTGGTTGTGGATAGCGATTGGTTGGCTGACATCGGCTGTCGTGGTTGCTTGGGGATACACAAAGTTCCTTAGATCATTGCGAGATGAATAAGTATAGACAAGACAAGATGGATGCGTTCTGGAACTTTGTGGTGGAGCGCCAGTCCATTTATCATAAGCGTATGGTACTTGGAGAATCAGCCCCCTGGACACAAGACTACATCTTAAGGTCGTACTTCTTCACCAACGTGTACAGGGAACTGGACAAGGGCACCATATTCCTGATCCGTAACCTGCTCAAGTTACAGGACGACAAAGACCTGCTGTTTGCCATCATGGTATACAGGTTGTTCAACGACATTGACACCTTCAGGTTCCTCATGTTGCGCTGCAAGATGACAAAGTACGGGGCTTGGGATTGGGAACGTGCTAGTCGGTACCTGAACGCCTATGAGAACCACGGTAGTCGTGTATTCACAGATGCCTTTACAGTAACAGGTGTAAAGTTTGGCGGGTTTCCAGACAAAATAAGGAACATCTGCTGGCTTATAGGTAACCTGCAACGGCAAACGCCAGCACTACTGGATGCACTAAAGTCTGCGAACTCGCTGAAAAGGGTATGGCAGATCTTCAATGATACCCAGGGGTTCGGAAGATTCCTTGCTTATGAGCTCGCTATTGACGTCAACTATTCTAGGCTTATTGCATTTTCAGAAGACGATTGGGTCAATGCAGGCCCTGGATGCAAGCGTGGAATCCAGTGGATCTGGGGTAAGCGTGACCCTGGCCGTAAATGGGAAGATTATATTTCATATCTACGAGCCAGACAGGGAGACTTTATACAGTCAATTGGCCGAGATGAACAGTGGCAGTCCGTCTACCCAGGCTACCCCCTGACACTTCGGTCTATAGAGCATTCCTTGTGTGAGTTTCAAAAGTATGCACGTGCGAGATACCATACTAATCCGGATGGTACACCTAGTCGTACAGCTACGCGAAAGTACGTGCCTGCTTCCACATAAGTAGAATGCTATACTGCCGGTGTATGGCAGTTTTACGCGCACTCCTGATAGTAGCTATGTTGTCCGTCGCTCCGGTAGCGCACGCAGACGACGATGAAGGGCTATGGCAGGAGAACGTCCGACTGACGTTCTACAATCTTCGCGGCACGATGCGATGGGGCAAGCAAACCCATCTTGGAGCGGCAGCGTGCGGAAGCTACTTTCCGGCTGGTACTCAGTTGAAATTCAACGATGGTTGGGTTGTCACGTGCGAAGACACTGGCAATCTCGGCAGGTACCAGGTCGATGTGTGGGCACCGTCTTACTCATGGGGTATCCAGAACGTTGAAGCTGCGTATGGTACCTATGCATGGGTGTCGGTGGTACGTTGGGGGTGGTGAATGCCTACACCAAATGGACTGATTCTCCCTTTTGAATTCGTTGACCAACAACTCAAAGAAAGAGGTATCAAGGGGCACGTGGATAAAGCCACGGGCCTCTTACTAGTTGAAGACAATGAACCTGCCAGAGAATTTGCCAAGACCAATGTTCGACCCAAGCACAGTGCTGCAACCAAGAATAGACGCCCCACTGGGAAGAATCTGGTGTAAGCATTGCCAGAATTGGCTGGTCATAGGCGCTGAGTCAGTAAGCCACCAGAACCTGTTCCGTCTGTCACAAGTATGTATGGATTGTGGAGAATGGAACTACCTGGATGAAGAAATCGAGATAAAGCATGTGTACCTGTGTGCATCAAGGGCTGGTCAAAGGGTAAAATATAGCGTTGGTGGCAACCAGCACAGAGCTACAATTGTTCCTCTCCATACGGCATCTCAAGAAGAGGCGGCTAGACATCCTTGGCCCAAATGACACATGGCTAAGTTCGTACATCTTCATACCCATACAGAGTATAGCGTGCTAGACGGCTTGGCACGCATACCCGATCTGGTCCAGAAAGCACACGCAGATGGACAAACTGCACTCGCAATTACAGATCATGGCCGCATGTCTGGAGTTCCTGAGTTTTACCAGGCATGCCGAAAGAATGATGTTCGGCCTATTGTTGGACAAGAATTCTATCTTTGCAATGACTGCTCTGACCGCACCCGCACCATTGACTCGGAGACTGGGAAAAAGGAGGGTCCACGGCGGCACCATCTGGTACTCCTGGCTAGAGACAGACGTGGGTATGAGATACTCTGCGAGCTTAGCAGTACCGCGAACGATCCCAGCCACTTTTATTACAAGCCTCGTGTTGATTACAGTACGCTGGAAGCGATACCGAGGAAAGACAGACGCCATCTTATTGCCAGCTCAACTTGTCTCAATGGGCCAATCCCACAGCTTATCCTCGCTAACAAAAACAAGTCCGCTTTAGAGCTGGCACAATACTTTAGGGAGCTGTTTCCGTACTTCTATCTGGAACTGCAACGGCACGACTACAACCTCAAGAGCCAGGATGACAGAAGAGCCAACGACGCCCAGGAAAAAGTCAACGACAAGCTCATCGGATGGCACGAAAAGTACGGATTCCCTATCGTTATCACCAATGACAGCCATTATGTTGAACCATCACATCACTCGGTTCACGACCTATGGCTCGCCTGCCAGACGATTTCTCTTTGGCGGGATTCGTCTCGCTTCAAGTTCGACGGTTCAGGTTACCACCTCAAAACGACTGGAGAGATGCGAGCACTCTGGGCGGATCAGCCTGAAGTATGGCAAGCTAGCCAGCGCACTTTACGCGAATATACTGATGATATACAGCTCAGTATTCCCGAGCTTGAACAGCGTAGCTGGCATATCCCGGTTGCACCAAGAGCAAACCCAGAAGTGCCTTCTGCTGAGTATATGCGTTCGCTCTGCAGTAAAAGGTTGCGAGTGCTGGAGAGACGTGGCGGGTTGGCAGCGCCCGTGGAGGTATACCGGGATCGGCTTGAGTACGAGCTTAAAGTCATCTTCGACAGTAAGTTCGAAGAAGAGTTTCTTATCGTACGCGACTATATTGATTGGGCTAGGTCTAGGGGTATTCGTGTTGGTCCTGGCAGAGGCTCTATGGCAGGGGTACTCGCCGCCTTTCTTATGGGCATTGTCGACGTGGACCCTGTTCGCTTCGGCCTTATGTTTGAGCGTGCTCTTAACCCGGCTCGTCCATCCCTTCCTGATTTCGATGTGGACTTTCCTAACAGCAGGCGGCTCGAAGTAGTCAAGTACCTGCTAGACAGATACAACAAGGCACCATATCAGGCACAACAGGTAGGAACGTTTGCACGTGGTGGCCCGAGAAGCACAGTGCAGAGAATCCTCGGCGCACTAGGCTTCCCGCGCAATGAACAATTTGCGGCAAGTAAGTCTTTGCCAGATGCAGCACTTATCGTCAACCTGAAGGCAAGCGGGGACCTCAAGGAGCTACTTCAAGACGAGCATCTGCACCCTGTACTAAAGGGTGCTATGGTTAGCTACCCAAACTTCTACGAGTGGGCTACGAACATTCAAGACCTCATTACAGGCGAGGGTAAGCACGCCGCTGGCATAGTTATTGCAGATAAAGAGTTTGACCTACAAAAACTGGTGCCCACGATGATGGTAGGTCGTGGGCAAGGCAGAGGTCAACAAGCTGTAGTAACTCAGTATGATATGGATGGTCTCAAGCGGTTGGGTGTAGTGAAGTTTGATATCCTGAGTCTCACCACGCTGGATGTCATACAAGATTGCATCGAACTCATAGGCGAGGATCCTTTTGAGGGCATGTATGAGTATGAGGATCAGGCTGTTTGGGATACTCTTAACAAGGGAGCATGCTCAGGAATTTTCCAGGTTGAGGGCGGAACTTCACGGCAAGTCGTACGAGATTTACAGATACAAAGCTTTGAGGACCTCATTGCTGTCATGGCCCTCGGGCGCGGTGGTGCTAACCAGTTCGTCGAGCCCTATAGAGAAGGCCGTGACGGTGCAACTGCTGAACTACGTAGGAAGCTCCCAGACAGGAGGCTACGACGAATACTCCCTAAGGGGGTTGTCCTCTATCAAGAGCAGGTCATGGAGATTGGTCTACAGATCGGAGGGTTCGACCACCACTTAGTGGACGAACTCAAGGAAGCTATCAAGTACAAGAAAGGTGACATATGGAACGAGCTCAAACCACTTTTCTTCGATGGGGGCGAACTCTTCGACAAACTCAGTGGCAAGTCCAAAGGCAAGTCGATCGGAGCAACTCACAACGGGTGCACCCTGGAAGTAGCAACCCAGATATGGGAGATGATCTACGCCTACAGGGGCTACGGGTTCAACCGTGCGCACAGCACGGCATACGCCATGATTGCGTACCAGACAGCGTGGTTGAAGACATACTATCCAGCGATCTTCTTTTGCACCCTGCTGAGCTACGCCAATAAGGAAGACTACCCGGTCTACATTGATGAAGCGAAGATGTTCTTTGGATTGCGCTTCCTTCCGCCGGACGTAAACAAGTCAGGTTCAGGTTTTGTCGTGGAAGGTAAACGTGGCATCCGTTACGGTCTGACTGCTATAAAAGGGGTAGGTGCGGCAGCCTGCACTGAACTGGTGGAGAACAGGCCGTTCACTTCGGAAGACCATTTGAGAGCGACAGTGACAAAGAGGAGATGCAATGTAAGAGTCATCGAACTACTACGTCGGGTTGGTGCATTTGAGAGCATTGGTACACCTGGCGACGCAGACCGAGGGCAAACGGAGTTGGAACTGCTAGGGACATATGTAACCAGTCATCCAATAGATAACTACCGCAAGATGCTCGACCGTAAGATCCGCCGGCCACTAAATCTCAAAGCGCTTACTTCATCTCAGGATAAATGGTGCTGGCTAGGCGGGCAAATCGACCGAGTAAGACAGATAACCACGAAGAATGGTTACCCTATGGCATTTGTCCAGGTCAAATACGAAGGGGTAGGTACCTGGGACGTTGTTGTATTTCCGAAGTATTGGGAGCAACATGGTCCGCACTTGTTCAAAGGAAGAGTTGTTCTAATGTATGGCAAGCGGCAGGTCGGCAGGAACAGCGTCATCTTTGAAGATGCCAAATACCCGATTCCAGTGTAAATGGAGATACTGATGATCAACTTCTTAAAGAAAAAAGTCGAGCCGCTGCATCGATGCTTCACTTGTCTGGAGCCTCGTACCGAGCAGCAGCTTCGAAAGGTTGTGTATGAGGTCGAAGTCTGCCACCACTGCGCCACCACAACTAGCGGAAGTGCAGACGATATTGCAGAAGAGATTCGGGAAGCAGGTGCTCTTCCGCGCATCGGACCCGAAGTTCCAGATTCGGAGGATCTCGACCGGGATACTAACGTTAGATTTCCTTTTGGGTGGTGGAATCGCGCTAGGGAGAATCACGGAATTCTACGGCCAGTATGCAGCCCTGAAGAGTCATGCCTTGTACAGGACGATAGCGCTAGCACAAGCGGCGGGACGCAACTGCGCCTTGATGGATGCGGAGCATAGTTTCGATCCTGTGCACGCAGCTCGCCTTGGTGTAGACCTAGAAAGCCTGTACATGGTAGGCGAGCTGGAAGTGGGCGAAGAGATCATCGATGTGGGCGAAGCACTAATACGCTCAGGGAGCTTCGACCTACTAGGGGTGGACAGTATAGCCGCACTGGTACCCAAAGATGAGCTAGAGGAGTCCGCAGAAGCTTCCCAAATGGGCAAAATGGGTAAGCTAACCAGCAAGATGGCACGTAAGTGGAACGCTGTAAATTCTGGTGGCACAGCGGTCGTCTTGATAAACCAGGTCAGGGAGAACGTAGGTGTCCACTATGGCAACCCCGAGAAACCAGTGGGAGGACGTGCATTCGGATTCTTCGCTTCTCAACGAGTCGACTTCCGAAAGGGTGAAGCTATCAAAGGAAAAACCCGCAAGGTTGAAAACGGCAAAGTCGTTGAGAAGGATGGTACTGTTGGGCGGGTGGTCCGAGTACGCGTCGAAAAGGACAAGACTGGTGCGAACGCGGAAAGGGACGGTACCTTCCGCTATCTATTCGCTTTACGTGCGGTGGATAGATACAGCGAGCTGCTCCAACTAGGCTTGGAAGTTGGTGCGGTAGAACAGATTGGCCTCAGGTACACTACCAAATGGACACAACCCATGATGCGTACTGCATTCCTCAACCTGCTGGAACGAGACGTCAAGATAGCAACCCGCTTGGAAGCAGCGGTGAAAGTGCTGGCGCATAGTGGCGACTGAAGTAGGGGGACATGCCCCCAAAGGCGATTGGGTATGGAATACCCAGACTTCTGTGCCTCCGCCTGCTAAACAAGCAAGAACCGACACTGGTGGTTGGGACTCTGCTACTGTAATCAATGTCACCACTACTGATAACAACAACATAAACAGAGCCAATGACCTGTCACAACTGAAGGTTGGTGACGTTGTACGTCTGGAACAGTTCCAAGACAATACACGTTGGGCAACGTTTACCATGACAGATGTGGCGACAGACAAAGCTGGATACTTTGCACTGCCTGTCACACCATTAGCTCAGGGTGGCACCATACCCAATAGTGGCACGCAGATCGCTGCGTCTGCAACACCGCTGACGCCACCAGACGCAGCACCTACTCCCAATCCTGGCTATATGTCGATGATGATACAGATGCAGCCTAGTATCACTGAAGATATTGTGCATGACCTGCAAGAGTATCTGTGTGATTATCTGTTCACAGTCACACATCTGGTCAACTACGTGAGTTTGTCAGCAAACGTGGGTGGTGTTATAATTACTGATGCGGAAGAAATATACCCTGTTAGTCAGGGTGACGCAATACAACCACCACCCGTATAGGAGAAAGAATGGCGAAAGAAGAACGTAGTGTAGGCGATGAGGCAGAAGAGTTCTTGCGCAATCTGGTTGGAACACACGAAAGTGACCAGGTAGGCCAGGGACTAGACGACCTTGCCAAAATGTTCTATACCTACTTTCAGAAATTGCAGGAATCGGGATTTCACTACAGCAAGGCATTTATCCTGACGAGGGATTGGCATGGTATGTGGTGGACAACGAAGTTCAACCACGAGATGATGCATATGCACCCGCCGCAGGAAGATGAGTCGGCCTAAGTGGGCAGACAAGCCCACTAAGGACAACAAGAAGCACGAGGAGAATTGGGCTAAAGCACGCGGTGGGCGTGCTCAGCCCTCGTCTGGTAGATTTTGGCACGCTAAGATGGACGTTAAGGATGAAGAGCTATTAACAGACAACAAGCAAACAGAGCGTTTATCCTTCTCCATTCGCGTAGCAGATTGGAAGGCACTCCAGGCGGCGGCGGCAAAAGAGGGCCTAGCCCCTTGCCTCCAGATTACTTTCCTCCAGACGCATGGGAAGCCAATCAATCTGGTGGTGTTACCAGCCGACATAGTGACTCGCCAAAATCTGACACGAACATAGGTATTCATGATATGCAAGGTCAGTCGCCTGGTCAATCTACTCCTCCCATCTGTCATGTTTGTGAAATAGCCATCCTTCCTGGTACTGATCATACCACCCCAATCGGACACTTCGTTGCACTGAAGGAATTTGTCAAACTACTACAGGATGATCTAGAACAGTCCCGTATGCAAGATTTCCAGCATCCTACGCGCGACGAACTATGGCAAGCTATGGTTGAGATGGAAGAACAGTTCAACAAGCTGGCCTACTATTCAGAAACTCTTGCAGAGCACATAAAGAAGCTCCTGCATGCTAAAGTGTAGGCATGGCAGGCTGGCATAGGCACGCTAATATGAAGTGTGTAGAGTGCGGGGTGATAGTCTATCCGATTGCTACGTGCGTCATGGCTGCTGGACCGACTGGCTGTAGACTACGCGAGACCATAATATGTCAGGAGTGCTATGGAAGCGAGAGCGTTCCAGATCCAGGGCGACCCCCAAGATATAACAACCCTCAAGTGGGTATATCTATTGCCCAGGAACATGCCGGTAGGGGTACGGAGCCAGTGGATTCAAGAGATGTTCGGCACGTATCATCGATTGATGTTCATTACCAAACGGAAGGTGTGGTTCAAGACCAAGGTAACCAAGACAGAGGACCGCATAGTGTTGGTCCCAAGTCCGCATTTGTTGAGCAGATGCGACCGAATGTTCCTGAAGAAGAAAGGGTTCCCAGTAAAGACTAATGGATGTGACCGAGACTCCTGTTTCCAATGTCGTCCCTACGCGAGAGCATGAAACAGTTTGTGATGCTTGCGGAACTACCGTAGTAGCATTCTACGGTCTACCACATATGTGGAGATTTATCCTTATAGAGGATAACGACACCAAACCGTTGCCGTTCAACAACGACCGCATCTGCATGGATTGCATGACAGACCTCATCAAATTCAAAGCGGAAGTCCTGGCAAAGAAGAACCGATAATGCCTGGCTTTGACATCAAACAGTACCTCAAAAACAGGCGTGATCCGGACAAGGTACTGACGTCCCTAGTAGACCAGTTCCTGATCACGCAAGACCTTGGTAACTTCACCAAGTCTGAGGCACTGTTTGCTGCCAAACTCATCATGGCTCGTAACCTACCACGGCAGAAGACTTACTTCAGCCCATCTGGTTCCAAGCGCTGCTTACGTGAACAGATGCTTGCTATCAATGGTATGGAAGGACGTCTGGATGACAACCCCCATACCAACAACCTGTTCGACGATGGGCATTGGCGACACCTTAGATGGCACACGATATTTCTACGCATGCAGCGGCACGGGTACCTAAAGGTACACGCGCAAGAGGAAATGGTGGAGTATCTGCCGTGGTTTGTGGCCGGAACACCTGACGACGTAATTGAGATAGATGGGGAAGTTTACGTCGTCGATGTGAAGGGTGCCAATGATGCCATCTTCAAGGAGATAGCACGTAGCAAGAAACTGCCTGATCATCTGCAAGGGTACAACTGGCAGATACACAACTACATGCAGGCGCTCCACATCAACAAGGCCATCTTGTGGTTTGAGAATAAGAACACGCAAGAGTACTTTGAGCTGCCTGTGCATCGGGATATGGCACTAATCAACCAGCTACGTGCTCAGTACAAAATCTTGCGTCAGCACCGTAAGGATGGCACACTTCCTGCACATGGTTGTACCATGGATGATAAGGGTCATGTTCAACCTGGCGATAGAATGTTTGCCAATTGCAGGCAGAATCTAAACTGTCTACGTCTTACGCAGGCAGGCCAATGAAAGCTGCTTTTACGCGGTTTTCAACCCTGGTTGGTAACTGGACCGGACACCCACTGGCATTTGTGATCTCGCTTGCTGCATGTGTGGTGTGGGCCATATCGGGACCGATATTTGGTTTCTCTGATACGTGGCAGTTGGTTATCAATACCGGGACTACGGTACTCACGTTCTTGCTAGTGTTCATTATCCAGAATACCCAGAACCGTGATAGTGCTGCTATCCATCTGAAACTGGACGAGATCATCCGGGCCTTGCCTGAGGGGCGCAACGAGCTAATTCATCAACACCTGGAAACATCCAGTGACGAAGAGCTTGCAGAGGTAAAGTCCACTATCGAGGATCTTACAAAACCCTGAGTGCTGCCAGAACGTCCCAGCCTGTATACTGTAGGCATACACATGGTAAAGCTGGAGACGTGGCAAAAGAGGCACTGGTTGCTTCTCCACAAAGCGCGCTTGAAGTGGGAAGCAAAGAACCCAGGTAAGTCCCACCCTACATTCGACCCGTTTGAGGTACAGATAAGCAGATATACTTGCGCTCTGTGCGGAGAACGTAAGTATTACTCAGTAAGCGGCTCCGACAAAGACGCACCACAGTACCATTCTGTTGGAAAGAAGGTTCTAATACTCTGCCATGCCTGCTGGCACCTCAAAGGGATCTACAAAAAGCACCAGAACGCAAAATCGCTCGAAGGTCTATCCGGTTGCAGGTTTTGTCAACTTCAACTGGCGGCCAAGCGCAATGGGAAGCGAAGTCAAAGGCCACCTGAGCAAGAGGATAGCCCTGACACAGAACGACATGGACAAACTCAATCTAGCGCAACTGATAGGAAACCGAAGGGGGTTTATCGTAGCGTTGGTTTGTCCGCTGGACGGAACGGTCGTGGAAACGTATCGGGGAAACGACTTGCCGGACGGGCTTCTCGCTAGGTGCCCACATCCTGGTTGCGGTAAGGAGTGGATAGATGCCCGCTAAGGACCATACGAATATAGCGGCAGTAGCACCACTGACGCCACGTATGATCCAAAGCCTGGAAATGGTAGTTCCAAGGGCGGAACTGCTCGAAACACTGGCACGACTCAGTATACCATTTCCAGCCCAGATGCCGGACATTACCAAAGACGATGCTTTCCCTACTGACATCACAATGGTGCAGCCACGTGAACTGAGAGCGCTACAGTCGTATTGGGCAGCGCAGTTTGCTCGTGTCAACGCTTTGCTCGGCATAACCAGGGGTGAGAAGAAAGCCGCAGAGCGCAGACTGGACCGAGCTAAGAAAAGGCTATTCCGCATATTTGCCCCAGAGCGTAGCAGCAAGATCTACGTTGACGCTATACACGGTAAGGTTCAGGCCAGTAAGCGTATATCTGGTATGGAACGCGAACTGGATAACCTTATCGTACTCGAAGAAGCGTTGGATGCCTTAACGAAAGATTTCCAGATGTACGTAAACGCGCTGGATCGAGAGAGTATGTGGCGTATGGCAGAGATGCGGATTGTTTCAGGACGGGGTGGAGGTGTATAGTAGCTGCTATGGCTTCAGACAATGGTTGGACGACCCCTGTACACAAGACCGTTTTTGACACGAGTGATGGCCCCACTATGGTCAGGGTTGTGGTGCGCAAGAAGACGGGCTTGATGCGCATCTATATCAAACACCCAGATGGCACGCGCCTTGGTTTGTCTGTAGACAGCAAGCACATTCTTGCTGCCAGGGGTAACCGACATGAAGTGATTCGCAAGCACCTGGATGAAGCTGACAAGCTCGCTGCGCAGTACAAGCCCCAGACTGGCTCACAAACTGCTCAGTAACTGCTCAACGTGGGGATTGCGCTAGATTAGCTGCGACAGTTATAGTGGGTGGGTGGTAAGCACTTTAGCCGAGCTGGCACTAGCTACAGAGAGACAAGTTGACGAACACCTGAACAAAGCCTTCAACCTCGAGGTTCTGGGCGTGGTTGAAGACAAGGGTGCTACGCTGGAAGCGTTGATGATTTGTTCGCGTGTAAACGCGGCGATTATGGCGCTTGCTCAGTACCAGAACGATGTGATGAATCGCTGCAAAGGCACGTAATCAGTGTGCGCGTGCTGGTGGCATGCGAGTTCTCAGGTCATGTCCGCGATGCATTCTCTGCTCGCGGGCATTTTGCTGTGTCTTGTGATTTACAGCGTAGCGAAAGTAACCCTGGCTACCATTACCGTGGAGACGTACGAAACATACTCCACGACGGCTGGGACATTATGATCGCACACCCACCCTGCACGTACCTGGCTATTTCGGGTGCAGTGTGGTACCGCGCTCCTGGACGCAAGGCGCTTACGCGCGAGGCACTAGAGTTTGTGCGCGTGCTTATGAATGCACCTATACGCCGTATCTGTATCGAGAATCCTGTGGGTCTTATAAGCACACGCATAAGACAGCCAGACCAGATGATTCATCCCTGGCAGTACGGGCACACAGAGCGCAAGAAGACACACCTGTGGCTCAAGAACCTACCCCTGTTGAGACCTACCAAGTATGTGCCGCATCGGTTTCATACACGCCGTCTGGACAATGTATCTAGTATAGACCGTGGTAAGATACGCAGCATCACCTTCCCTGGCATTGCAGCCGCGATGGCTGAACAGTGGGGTGTGCTAGATGTTTGAATTGGAGGACCGTATCCTGAAACATGGCACGTACACGTTGCCCACAGACGGCATGAGCCGCACCTGTAAAGTCTGCAACAGACCCTGTTTCATACTACTCACACACTATCAGGGTATACGGGTAACCCCGAAGCGTTGCCTTGGGTGTGTAATCAAGTTCCCACCAGATGGAGTAGCACTAACCTACAATGACTACACCCGCAAGCGACCCTGGATCCAACGCAAGCAACGTTACCATCAGTGGGGCCTCATGGCCCAAACCGCTAGAGAAGATGTGTGGACCTGCGTGCATTGTGGCACCACTCTACGTTCTCCTAAACTTGGAATCCCGTCGAGCGCTGGATGCCCTGAAGGGGTTGCCCAACGTCTTAGGGGAACATTCTGGGCACACAACCGTTTACCTAGTGTTGAGTGCCCCCTCTGTGATGGAAGGGCGTCTCTTCTTCGAGTACCACGGATTATGGAAAGAAGGCCTTCTTCAAAGTTCTTTCCATGGACTTGCCAATCCTGCTTTGTATCACCCGGATTGGCTAAGTGATGGTGTGGACAAGAAAAGGTTCAAGAAAGGCTTGGGGTCAAACAAAGGAAAACGAAATAAGAAAGATAGGGGAGGAACTCCCGTACAAGCTGGTGGCGATACGCAGCAGCCAGAGCAGGTCGATACTGGACAACATCTGGTTGGGACGCAAGCTTTACGCATTCCAAGTGAAGCGGACCGACTCGCTTGGTGGCTACGGGAGCGTACGTAGTATACTCCGCGGTATAAAAGACGTTGTGCAAGTCCCAGACAGCGTAGGCATATGCGCTGTCTACCACCGCAGAACCGTAGGCCGCAGGGGGAAATACCTGTACTGGCGAATCTTCATGTACGAGGAAGATTACCAGAAGCTGCGGAGATGGGCGGGTGTCCTGGCAGATTAGCAGTTGCTTCGATTGCAAGCTGCTACGAGAACGCCAGGGTGGTGGATTCTATTGCCCTAGCTATCGCATAGCCCTGAGTTATGACATAGCCCGGACTGTAAATGATTGCGAGCGCAAAGTACCGTTCGACGAGCGCAAATCTGGACGTGATAAAACACTGGATGATTTGTATCAACAGTGCTGTGAATATGCTGCTCTGGTCTTAGGGCCATTTACTGCTAAAGAGCTGGTGCTTATCACTCAGTTCCAAAACAAGAACAGTCTGTGGCAGATGCTCGAGTCCTTAGTAAGGCAGGGTAGACTCAACAAGGGCAAGATGTCTATAGCTAACAGATACGGGCACGTATACAGATCTAATGTGTATTTCCCGGTATGGCGGCGCGATGGTCCAGCCAGTACAATGTAGGTGTAAGGCAACACAAGCATGAAAGAAAGCAAAGGTTGGAATTTTGTAGCAGACGGCGTAAATGACTATTACGCTGGAGTGATTGAGGTTCTGCTATCAAAAGGTACCGAGACTTCTCCCAGGGGTAAGCGCACGATGGAGTTGCACCCCACCACCGTTCTCATACATCACCCACGCAAGAGGCTGACAAGCTGCTTTGGTAGAGTGCTCAATCTTCCGTTTGCACTGGCTGAGGCATTGCAGATTATCACAGGCCAGAACGATGCACAAGCATTGTCGTTCTACAATAGTGGTATCATCGACATCCAGGGTGATGGGTCGCGTGGTACACCGCATTGGCAGTTGGGAGTGATGCGTTTCAATGCGGCGTATGGTGAAAGACTGCGGCACTTCGATCTGATTGGTGCCAAGGTTGACCAGCTTGAGCATGTAATTGAAACACTCAAGCGTGACCCTGACAGCAGACAAGCCAGTATGGTCATGAGCCACCCCCTGCATGACAACTTCACCGTAAACACTGTGGACAGAGCTTGCAACGTCTACGCGCATGCCATGATTAGAGAAGGCAAGCTGGATTGGATGCAGGTTATTCGTAGCAATGATGCCATCTGGGGCATCCCGTACAACATGGTTCAGTGGTCGCATGTACAGGAGTGGGTTGCGGCTTCGCTGAATATCCCAGTGGGTACCATGTTCATAGTGCAGGATAGCTTTCACGTCTACGCAGATAAATATGCTGAGGCAAGGCGGGTGTCTGCGTTCGACATCTACAATTACGTGCAGCCATCGTCAATGCAGGCCAGTGACGAGATTGCAGATAACCTGCGCAGATACGAAAGTATAGTGCGGGGTGGTGGCGAGATAGACGTCAAAGATATGTACAACACCGTGGGTCTGTACTGGACCGACGTGATTCGTACATTGCTCAGTTACAGGGCATTCAAGCGCAGCTTTGACGACATGGCATTTGACATACTCCCAGACAACACAGAGTTCAGGGCGCTTATGTTACGTATGTATTGCCAGTACCGCTGGAACAAACTGCGTGCAGTGTATGCAGACATCCTGGATGCAGCACACCTGGAGCTTAGCAGTATGGGTATACCCCACGAGGAGGTTAGGAAATGGCTAGGAACACAGCAAGCTCGTTCTTGAAGACAATCGAACAGTCTAGCAAGGATATGCGTGCCATAGTAGAAGCATTGCGTATCTTTGGCTACATCAACGAGATCGAGTATTCTGAGTTGAATACCGAGCTGACGATATTGTCAACTGAGCTTGTGCGGGCTGATGGCGCTGAAACCATAGAGCTAGCGCGGCGGCTGGAAGAGCACGGCCTCAAGCCATTGAATATGTACAATGGTGAACCTGGCTTGGAGACCAGCGGCAATTGGGATCAAGCACCCATTGACCCCGCAGATATCCCAGGTATGATTCCCAGGGAATACTAGTGCCTACGTATACCGTGGACGTTATAAGTTTCCTCATGGGTGTTATTTCAGGGGCGATCCTCATATTCGCATTGGTAGCTCTGGTAAGGATAACTGGAAGAGACTAGTTCCACTGCAAGCTGCCTATTTGCCAACTGGAAGCCTGCCGTTGTATACTGCCTTGTATGGCAGCAAAGGGTGCCAGCAAGGAGACAGCACATGGTGATGGTGCGTAAGAAGAGGCGGGTCCCTGTGGACGATGAGCCGGAAGAGGCCCTGCCGAGCAACGGTAAAATCGTCGTTGCCAGAACAATTAGCAGGGACGATGTCCCTAAAGGACGTGCACCTGGGTCGCGTAACCCAGAGTACGAGAAGCTGGTGCGCAGGCTTATTCGGCTAGAGCAAGCCGAGAAGGCCGTGGTCATTCCCGTTGCCAGCAAGACGGAGAAGGTCAAAATCCGCGAAGGTGTGCGCAAGCCACTACGGGTACGCGGTTATGACCTGACTGCTGTTACGGACTACGATGACGAGCTTGGCGAAATTCTCATGCTGTTTGCTACCAGGCGTGATGTGGAAGAGCCAGACGAGGAGGATGAAGAGGTAGCAGAACCGGACGAAGAGGAAGACGAGGAGGACGAAGAGGTCCCCGTTCGAAGGAAAGTGAAACGTGGCTAAGGACAAGATCAAAGAGCTGAACACCAAGTACTCCAAGCAGATGGTCAAGGCAGAGAAGACACGCAAGAAACTGGACAAAGCACAACAACAGAAGGTTGCGGGTGCTAACAGTAGTCTCAGCGACACCGCATCATCATGACAAGGCGGTCCTGGAGAGTTGGCTCCAGGACCAGGTAGTTCTCTACCCGCTCTCTACTCTGTCTCGGCGGCCACTAACGCGGGACTACATCCTGGATGTGACCGCCGAGATACGCGCCAGTGTAGATAGAATCTGGCCAGGAAGTAGGATATTCTTCCTGGTAACTGGACACGCTTACTTCAACGTGGTAGCTGTTCAGGCTCTACGGCAAAGACTAGGGTACCCCTTCGTCATCCTGGTGTATAATGAGCAGGGTGGGTTCGAGCCGTTCCCAACGAACTTTGTCTTTGACATGCCATTGAGTTTCTAACAGGGTTGCCGCTGGGACAGTCCAGCAGCCATACTTTGGTTAGGCACTTTGTGGTGCCGCACTTGTACAACTAAATAAAGGAGACCTATGCAGATAGGTAGCAAGCCTGAAGAGCGCCTGTTTATTGGCAGGGAGGGTGGCGACACGTTCCTTGTGCTAGACTTTGCTGAGAGCAGGCTGCGTTTGTATAAAACAGTGGAGACGCTGATGAATCCAAGCGCAGAGGTGATTGCAGCGCATGCGGATAAGCCATATTTCTGGCCCCGTAATGCTGGTATGATGAGCATCTTGGCCGAGGTGAACAGTTGCACTTTTGAAGGGGCGGAGACGGCTGAAGAGGTAGTAGAGATTATCGAGGACCTGGAGGCAGCACTGGACCCCGTATACTAGTGGGACATGGCGAAGAAACAGTTATCGGGCTTGCGCTGATAGCGTTTATCTTCTACATCATCAAGTTCGTACCTGTAGATGTAGATGAAGCCAAAGAGACACGTCGCAAAGCTGCTCAGTTCCGCAGTTCAGTTCCAACCCCCCTTGCCAAAGGGAACAGGGGATTGCTAAACTGTGCTGTGGCCGCCGCCAACTTACCTACACACAAACGCAATGCACAAGAGCTTGCGGCTGACGTGGCAGGAGCTAAGCGGGTGATTGCTACACACGTGGTAGCTGAGAAGCTAGAGAGGTGTTCGCCAGAGTGCAAGGTACACACCGTCATCGCTGGTATGGTGCGTGACCGTAAGGCACTGAAGAAATTGGGTAAATGACCAGCCTTTCGAAGGAGAATTAGCGGGCTAATGGCCGAAGCAAAGAGCAAGAGCAAGACACAGGTGGTCTGCACGCTGTGTGACAAGCCGATTACCAATGGCAAGCCAGTGATTATCGACGACGACCCGTTCCACGCAGATTGCGCCAAGGCAATGGAGCAGTCCAGTGGTGCGACCGAGGTCGAAGACGAGGAGGACGACGAGGTCGAGGAAGACACCGATGGGGAGGACGAAGGCGACGAAGATGAGGAGGACGAGGAGGAGGACGAAGAGCCTGCCCCCAAGCGCCCCGCTAAGGTCGTTGCAAAGGCCCCCGCGAAGACGGCCAAGCGCGTCGTAGCCGAAGAGGATGACGACGACGAAGACGATGAGGACGACGAAGAGGACGACGAGGAAGAGGAAGAGGTAGTCGTCGCCAAGCCCGCCGCGAAGAAAGCGGCTGCGCCTGCCAAGAAAGCAGCGCCCGTCAAGGCTCGCCGCCCCGTTGTCGAAGAGGACGACGAGGATGAGGACGACGAAGACGATGAGGATGAGGAGGAAGAGGAAGAGGTGGTGGTGCGCAAGCCCGTCGCCAAGGCCGCGACCAAGACCAAGCCCGTCGCCAAGCGTGCGGCTGCTGACGAGGACGACGAGTACCCGGAAGAGGAAGAGCCAGAGGCTCGACCTACCAAGGCCAAGACGGCGACTGCAACCAAGAAGCCCAAGGCTCCTGCGGTTGACACCTCAGGTTGGGGTAACCCCGCGACCTACGCCACGAAACGGTACTTTGTGTACCAGGCGCTGAAAGAGGTGACCAAGTCGCAGGTCAACCAGGCGGACGGCCCTGGCAAGCCCGAGAACGTGATTCTGCGGGCCAAGCGCTTGCAGCGTGATTGGGCCAAGGACAACGGTACCACCTTGTCCGAGAAGGACCGCAACTTCACCAGCATGAACATCGGGTGGATTCACAACCACGCGGCTGAGCTCAAGCTGGCGATGGGGCATAACGCGGAAGCGGGTACCTACCGCATCATCCGCGCCGTGGCTGCGGACGCCGACTAGTAGGGTGGGGGCGGAGATAGCACTCCGCTCCCTTACCGCTTGCACAGGGACGTCTCCAGCAGCTACACTTAGGCAGGTATGTTTACATACGTTGGCCGCAGCAAGATGATGCTGACACACGGGCAAGCACGTCAGCCCGTGGATGCTATATTGTGGCATGAACAACCAAGAGGGGGTGGCACCGACAGACACTTTTTCGTTCGACCTATTGAGAAGCAACGTTATCACCTGCGTATAATAGTCGGCAACGTAACTACCACAGACCGCAGTGATGTGGGTAGGGGTGAGATATCACGTGCAGCCAAGCTGATGGGTATATACGTGATGGACTCACACTGGAGTGAAGTAGACGCACTGCGTTAGAGGGCAATATGATTGTAGATGTGCTATACCGTGCAGACGACGGCAAGCGTCACGGTTGGCGAGTGATGGTGCGTGTTTCAGCACGCCCATATGTTATCACTGTCTGGGGAACACCAGAGCTGTTTGGTCTCACTAACGAGCGAGCGATAACGGAAGCGCTGTGCAGGAATAAGCCTACATGCGCGCGTATTATAGTGATAATATGGTCTAAATTCATGAAGGAGCGGAGGATACTGGTCGGGGAATGCAGGCACACACAGAAACACCGCCGTGCTATAGTTACAAAAGCAGCAGGGTGACTTGCCGACCACCCACTGTGGTTGAGATGGCCCGCTCCCTCTTTGCCCTCTTGGGAGCGGGCCTCTCTTAATGACTCACAGCAAGGTGCCTCCGCGGCTTGCTGTCGAGGAGGAGGGGGGCGGGAAGGCAAATAACGCCCCCCTCCGCAACCTCACTGTCCATGGGCACGTGATCCGTGAGCCTTCGCACATCATGTTCGTAGGCCGCAACACCAGGATGAAAGCACTGGTGGTGATCTTCCGCCAAGGACGCAAGGGGTATGCTTACAAGCTAGGTGACAGCTTCAATCCCAAGCTGTGTTGTGAGCTTGCTAAGCATCCTAGTCCCGGCACATTCATCAGTAACCTGAAGCAATTTCCGGTAGAGGATATTGTCTGATGATTGTATCTAATGGAGTGTGTTTCCATTACTGCTCTACCTGCGGAGTCCAGATCGTGGCTCATAGGGTACTCCAGGGAGAGTTATGCAAGCTCAGGAATCCAAACCTTCAGTGCATGAAGTGCATTTCCAACAAGCGTTGAAAGAAGTGCTAGAGGCGGTCGCCTCTAAACTGGCATTGCACAGGGAACTCTGGGGCTGTATTATGTAGCTATGTGCACCAGGCGGGCACAAGATACTGACAAGGCGGGCGCACGCATTGCGCAGAGGAGATTTACGTGGCAGTAGCGAAGACGGCTGTGAAGACGGCCAAAGCCAAGCGTCCACTACCGGAGTGGAAGACACCAGAGGCTGAGGCGCTTATGAAGCGCCGTACCGAGGCCTTCCTGGCGAAGCACGGTACGAGCGAGGTCATTGCCGACCTGCAAGTGCTGCTTCAGCTCAGCACCAAGCTGACGGGTTACCGTCGCCCGTGCCAACTCATCTCAGCCTACAAGGCCCCCGAGCCGGAGCCCGAAGAGGAAGAGGAAGAAGACGAGGAGGCCGAAGACGAAGACGAAGAGGCTGAGGATGAGGAAGCCGAAGAAGAGGAGGACGAGGAGTAAATGCCTCGTCACTACAAAGGCGTGGAGGACCAGGAACCAACCCTGGTCCAATACTCCCAACGTGGGAACATCCTCATCACACCGCTACCCAATGGCGACCTCAGTGTAAAGGTGGAGTGGGGAGGTAACAACGGCAGCGAAATGGTTGTTCACTCTACCAGACTTGACAAGACGATTCCAGCAATCGTTTTTGGGGCTATCGCACAGTAAATCTTGACCAGGGGGAGGGAAAGAGAGGCAGGTAGTGCAGGCTACCTGCCTTTTCTTTTGCCCAGATGGTTACCCAGACAATCCCAAGGCTATAATGCACACATGGCACAACCAACCCAAGCACAAGAAGTGGTAGCGCAGCCGCCCGACAAGGACGAGGCTAACTCGCGCTACAGCAAAGCATTGATGCGCAAGCGCGCTCTGTTGCAGATGGTTAGCGCAATCAAGCGCGACATTGAAACACTGCCAAGAAACGATGTGTTGGTGCAGCGCAGTATCAGGGTGCTGGAATATATGCGCGGCTACATCAAGGCAGTGGACGACGAAGTAACTGCTGCCCAGGATAACTATGAGAATGCTATCTATGCTGCGCGTGTGGAACATGACGCGGCGTTCAAAAATGAGAGGAAGAGCACCCTTGCCCGAGTCCGAAGGAACCCCCATCCCGCAAAACCCGCCGAATAAGTACACCTGCGAGGACGCCACTTTCGGCGGGCAGGTGTGTGGGATGCCAGCGTACTACATGGCATCCTATGATGGCGGCGATTCAGTACCTCTCTGTTTGCCGCACATTATGCTGGAACTAGAGGCATCACGGCTAGACCCCGTGCATCAGCAACAGGAGTGGGTAATTACCTACGTATGACCTTTGTGCTTCTGGTCACCGGAGACCGTAACTGGTCGATGGATGATGAAGCCCAAAAGCTCTCGGTGTGGTCTGTGTTGTGGTCCTTCCGCAACCAGCACCCCATCGTGGTGCATGGGGCCGCACGTGGTGTGGACAGCATTGCAGATGCCCATGCGAAGAGGTTGGGCTTTGAAGTGCACCCACACCCTGCTGACTGGGACCAATACCATAGGGCAGCGGGTCCAATCCGTAACCGCGAGATGCTGGAAGAACACCCAAATCTGGTCGCGGCATTCCATGATGACATCGTCAACAGCAAGGGCACCGCAGATATGCTGAAGCAGGCACGCCGTGCCCATATTCCTGCTATACTAGTCAACAGCTTTGGAGAGCGGATAATTATGCCATGAACTGCCAAATCTTCGGCTTGAACAGTGCTAGAAAGAACCAGTGTAAGTTTCCTGCCCAAGTTCGTGTCACATACCCTACGGGGCCAGAGCAGTACCAACTGTGGGCGCTCTGCTTGACACACTTTATTCAGTGTCTCAAAGATGACATCAATCACATTGATGAGTTCCCACCGGGGTGGGTACAGGAAATACACTTTATCAGGAGTGAAGATGCTTCGCACGGACTTCCAGACTAAATACCCCAATGTGTTCGAGTGCATTGAGCACATCTCGTTCGACAACGACATGCGCATGCGGGAAGACTTCGATGTACCGCTGTGGATGACAGCTAGCCTGATAATCTTCGAAACTCAGGCACAGCAACTGTCCCATGACGAGAAGGAAATCATAGCTATGGGTGAAGATAGTGAACGAGAGGCTGTAGTCAAAGCAACTGGCTTCGAGTACTTTGACGATTTCCTGTCCGATGTGTTTGAGGGCATGCTCAGCGACATCTTCTGGGCATCTCCTGGTGATGGCTACTAGAACCTCTGGCGTGGTATACTTAGGCATGGCCCAAACAGGTACAGAGGTTAAGAAATGGTGTTCGTTTTTGGTGTGGGTGAACGGGGATTTTGCCCAGGCCCAAGAGGCTGAGAAGGGCTTACAGTCCGAGGCATTGGTATCCTGGCATCATCCGCCAGCGCAACCAGAGTGTGACTGGTTGGTACCAGTCGCCAGCGAGGTACTTACTTCAGACCAGATCGAAGAGGTCTTGAAGGCCAACAAAGACAAGTACGGGTTGTGGTGGGAAGGCCCCTACTACAACGACACCCTGGAGGAGGACCCGTACTACCCGCACAAGTGTGCTGGCTGTGGTGGACGGACAAACTACAAGTACAGGTCGATTGAGTTCCTACACCCAATAGACGATGCCCAGGCTGTCAATATCCCGGATAACGATGAGTGTGGTAGCACACCTATCAGGGTAGAGACCTATGGTACTTTTGTGTACATCTGCTTCGCGTGCCTAGAGGGATTCATCGGGGACAACGAGATGACTACTGGCGGCACCGGTCTCTGGATGGCTAACTAAGAGGCACGTGGGAGTATCACCTTGCTATACTGTGGCATGGCAAGTGTGCCTAACCAACAGGAGTGCAAGGTGATGCCCAGGTTGCGCAGCATCAACAGGCTGTATGAGTTGCTTGACGAGTATGTCGAGCACGTGGAAGCAAGTCCGCTTAGTGACAGCAGTAAGAAAGATTACATCTCATTTGCTGAGATGTTTGTGCGTTGGGCGGACAACGACTTTACCCCAGGAGCGGCAGTGAAATGACAGACTTGGTAACTGGCCCCCGATTGCTGATTGGCTTCGACCTAAGTAAGGCGGGCCAATGGGATAGCGAGCACAAAGACACTGGTAAGGTCCAGCACAACTACCAGTGGAACCAAGCGCAATGGCGATTTATCGAGCGGTCTGCGTTCCGCATGCTGCTGGCAACGATGGATGGCACAGCGACGTGGTCTGTCTGGGAAGATGCTACCCCATCTGAGGCCCTTGACTACTGGGAAGACGAGGTACCGGAGGGGCTGTTCAAAGCCAGTGATGATGAGAACCCGGACGAAGACGAACATCTCATGGGTGTAAGCACTGCGATTGGTGTGGTGGATGCTATTATCAGCCAGTTTGAAGAAGAAGCCGCAAGGCGGGACGGGTAGTGATTGCACCTTCCGATGATTGGCGAGATGCGTTTGCTGACATTGTAGCTGCTCAGCTTATTGAGATTGAGCGAGAGCTCAGGGTGGCTTTTGTCGGCATCCGGGCCAAGCATAGTTGGGATGACCAATACCACGCGGTAATTGACATTGAGTTTGTGCCAGAGATGACTGATGCATTGCTGGAACGACTGCGTGAGGAGGCTAATGAGCCAGATGTATGATGAGTTCCCCAAGGGGCTCTGTGTTGATTGCGGCATGAGTGTGCCAGGTGGAGAGATTATCTGTGACATCTGCAAGTCAGCCTGGCAAACCTACTCCTATACGGCTGGTGGGGACGTACGACGAGAACGGCACACTACTCTTCAGCCAGGGGTACAAGAACTTTACGTCCAAGACGGAATGCAACTGGTGCCACCTACGCAGGCCCATGATGCACAGATACGCGATGGCGAAAAAGGGCGAAACGCCTGACTTCGGCGAGAAGATATTCTGTAGCGTTGCTTGCTTCCGCAGGCGTGAGAGGAGCCCATTTCAAGAGACTCCTGGGGGGTTGCAGCCGGACGGTCCTACCTGCTAAACTTAGGCAGGGTGTGGCTAGGCAAGTAGCAACCCAGGAGAAGAGGGCATGGAAAGACTCTACCAGCACCA